CGCAGTCCCATTTAGATAATTGCCCACACAGACCCAGAAGGAATGGTCACCACCGCACCAGAGGCAATGGCAATCGGGCCAGTGCTCATGGCGTTAATCCCCGAGGGTATTGAATAACTGTTGTTCACCGTCTGACCGTTCTGCACGAATATCTGATCACCACCGCCACCTGTCGCTCCATTACCAATTGATACCACTGCGCCTGTACCGTCCTTGGTGTAGATGACACGGTCAGCAGTGTTGATGGCAATCTCACCTGTGAGCATATTGCCAGTCGTCGGCACGTTCGTTGACGTCGTGCTGTAGTACGGTCGGATCGGGGTAAAACCGCTCTGTGCCATGATTTAAGCCTCTGCTGCCCAAGGTAATGGTGCGGGTTGCGGCGTTGGAATCTTTTGTGCGTCAATCTGCGCCTGCACTTCAGTTTCCATGTCTGCGACACGTTCTGCGCCTAGAGCATCCTGAGTCCACTGAATCGCTTGTGCTTGGGTAATATTCGCATAGGGCGTAAAGTTACTAGCATCGGCAGGTAGCAAGTTAACCGCATACGTCACTGAGCCTGTTAATCCGTCTTGCGTATCGTTGATGGTGAAGTTAGACATGACAGCCGTTTGTGGTTCGGGCGTGTTCATTACTGAGAGTGAGTTGATGATCCAGTTCATAGTGGCACCTGCGGTATAGGGGTTACGGGGGCTTGGGTGATAGCAGCAGCGTCAGACTGTTGTTTAATCTTTTGCATCAAAATAAATGCGCCCGACTTCGATGGCAATTCACCTAGCACCTGTTGGATGAAGTTAATTTCTTCGGGGGTGAGGCTAAGAGGTATGTTCATTTTTATCCTACAAGTAAACGACGGGATGTGCCGCCTGCGTCTTTGATTGTAATGTAGCCTGTCTGGGCAACAATGCCTGCGGTATATGTGCCGTATTGGACTACGCCCGTGCCTTTTGGTATCAGGGTTAGGTCGATGTTGGTGTCTGAGCCTGCTGCATTCATACTCGGAGCAACACCCGTAGCTGCACCCGTGGCATATAAATAATTAACTGCAGCAGTGGCGGTTGTAACTACAGCGAATTGATATCCGTTTACGTTGGAACCAATATAATGATTGCCTGTGCCTTTAGTAGCATATATAGCATTGATATTTGTATCTGAGCCTTGTGCAGATAGCGTTGGGCCAACGGTTGTAGCCCCACCCGTCACTTGCAAATAGTTAACTGCTGAGGCTGTATGAGCTACTACAAAGTGCGCTGCGGTTGTGCTGTTAGTGCTAAAGATTAAACTGCCCGTGCCTTTTGATGATATTGCTAAACCTACGTTTGTGTCTGCGCCTCTTGCAACCAATATTGGAAGCCCTGTCGTGACATTGCCCGACACTTCTATGTAATTTACAGCTGAAGTGGTATTGGATACAACAAACTGTGTTGTAAACAGCCCACCGCCAGTTAAGAAATTAAGATTGCCAGTGCCTTTTGCAACTAAATTAAAACTAATGTTTGTGTCCGCACCTTGCAATTGAAGTGCAGGTGCGCTGCCGATACTGTTTCCTGTTGCGGTAATGTAATTAACTGCGTTTACTGTATTGACAACTTGAAATTGAACTGCTGATGTTGCGCCTGTATAAAATATATGCGAACTAGTGCCCTTTGTGTAATAGCGCATACCAATGTTTGTGTCAGACCCCGCCGCTGAAAGCGCGGGTGATGCAGTTGTGATTGCACCGAAGACCTCGACATAATTCACCGCACTAGCAACAGGCGTTGCTCGCAGGGATTCTGAACCTGCTGCGGCTCCTAGCGACCATATTCCTGCTGAAGATACCCGCCCACGGTCTGTATAACCTGTGGTTGTTCCTGTGCTAAATACTATCGCTTGCGGAACATTACTGGCAGAAACTGCGCCATCTACGGTCAATTCTATTGCAGAAGTAAATCTATAGGCTGAACCATCGTATCCGCCGCCAAGCAACCCGCCAATAACATCTCCATTAACTACTGCGGTAGGAACGCTTATTGTGCCTCTAGCTTTTCTTGATTGAAAAACATACGAACCGCTACTACTTAAAAATGTTTGTTGAATAACGTCACCAACAGCGTGAAGCTTACCCGCAGGACTAGTAATACCAATCCCTACGTTACCCGCAAAGTAGTTAGCGCCCGCACCACTAGCGTACAGGTTGTAGTCGCTTGCGTTAGTGAGAGTAAGCTGAGAGGCTGTAGTGACAGTTCCCGTACCCTTGGGAGTAAGCGTTAGGTTGATGTTAGTGTCAGACCCCGCAGCTTGGATTGCGGGTGAGGCTGTTGTAATTGCGCCGATTACATTTACATAATTCACCGCAGACGCAACAGGCGTGACACGCAGGGATTCAGAGCCAAAAGCTGCACCAAGTGACCATAGTCCTGCTGAAGTTACCCGCCCACGGTCTACGCCAAGAGTAGCAAAAATAATTCCCGCTCCGCCATTGGTATAAATTAAAGCATTGGCGGCGGTGTTTTGAAAAGCAAGCGACCCTAAATTAGCATTTGCAATACCACAAGTTGTTCCTGTTGCCGCAGAACTATATTGTTGTAACTGAGTCGCTCTATATGTCGGGGTTGAAAAATAATCATCTGCAAACGCCCCAACTAATGAAAAACCTGTATTGCTACTAGCTCTTGCAACGGAATATGAGTTTGGAGCAACCACCTCTAAATTTACATTGGGTGTAGTAGTACCAATCCCCAACGCACTAGGGGCTGCGGTGATAGATAAACCGGGGATTCTAAACGATGTGATTGACGAATTGCCTAGCGTGATTTCGTTGCTAATTGTTGTAGTGGATGCCGCTGCGGTATTACCAAGTATTAAATTATTGCTTCCTGTTGTTAATGCTGAACCCGCTTGGTAACCTAAAGACGTATTGCCATTACCATTTGTAACGGCAGTCAGTGCGTTGAAACCAAACGCCGTGTTTTGTGCAGCAGTTGCAAACGTAGCCACCGGAATACTAAATCCAGAACCTGTGCCACCGATTAAGGCTGCTGCGACTGTTAAAACGGTTGCTGCTGTTGATGTTGCGCCGTACCCTGCTGTGACCAAAGTAACAGTGCTGACAACACCACCCGCAACCACTACCGTGACAGTTGGGTAAGTGTTAAAAGTTGCACCACTAACAGCAGACATTGATACTGCGGTGTAAGTTCCGTTGGTATAGCCTGATCCCGCCGTGATTGAACCAAATGTTGCTACAGCAGTGGTTGCGTTAGTTAGTGCTTGATAACCGACCGCTGTTTGATTGCTACCTACGGTGTTTCCTAATAACGCAGATAATCCGTACGCCGTATTGCCGCCGCCGCTTGTATTTAAATACAATGCAAAATATCCGATGGAGGTGTTATTAGTACCAGTTGTGTTTTTGGTTAAATTATATGTACCAAAAGCAGTATTAGAGGTAACCGCACCGCCGCCTCTGCCAACTGTAAAACCACTAATCGATGCATCATTTGGCGTAGTCAGCGTTGTACCATCAAAGGTCAGGTTAGCAGAGGCGTTTAACGCACCTGTGCCGTTGCCATAAAGGATTCGATTAGCCGTGACAGAAGTCAATCCTGTGCCACCGTTAGCAACGCCAAGAGTTCCCGCTAAGACAACATTGCCCGTTGTGGGGGTATTGGGGGTAAAGCCCGTTGTGCCTGCACTGAATGATGCAAGAGCGCTCGTCAGGAACTGCGTCCAAGACGTGCCGTTGTAACCCTCAAAGGCTGTCAGGTCGCTATTTAGGCGCACCGCCCCAGTGGTGTTGACACGCTGCACGGACGTCCCAATCGGTAGCGTAAGCCCCGCATTGCCCGAGATCACAGGATCGTTCACGATGCTAATGGTCGGACTGCCTACGCCATTGCCGTTTGCCACGCCAATTTGGTTAGAGGTGCCTGTGATCGTGACAGGCGAGAGCGCCGAACCATTGATTGCCAACATGCCTGTGCCTGATGCATTGGCAAGCGCCAAGGGCAGACCAGACAACGAAAATGTAGGGTTACCACTAATGCCTGTGCCGTTGCTGACGGATATGCCATTGCCGCTCACAGCAAGCGATCGTGGCGTGATGGTGTTAGCGGCTGTCTTGACGGCAAAGCCCGTCCCTGACGCCTCTAATGAAGCCGCAGTGCCATTGAATGCGATTGTGTACGCACCCTGAGCGCCGCCATCAGTAATGCCTAAGCCTGTGCCTGCCGAAAAGTATCGGCTGTTCGGTAAGGTTGGCTGCTGACTCACGGTCAAGAATGGTTGATTTTGAGAGGGACTCGCGGTGATTGCGGCGACCGTTGTCTGAACCGTCAGACCATTCTGAACGATCGGCACTAGCTCCGTGCCAGTGATGGCGGTCGGCGCTGAGGGTAATTGCGAGATTCTAATATCAGCCATAATCAAGGACTCAAATTGTTGAGGTTGCCATTATTTGGCGTGTTGCCTTGCTCAGGAGATATTGGGCTATTTCCTAGTGTTTCAGTAATTATTGCATCATTATTCACCGCGACATCCAAATCTGGGCGCGGGAATCTGATTGAAATTTTCTCTGGCTGTCTTGGCGGCAACCGATATGGATCAAACTGATCCGAGCAACTTTCACTGCATACTTTGATAGCAGGTATATTACCATCGGGGCGCATATCAGAATAGGGTCTCTTCATCTTGCATCGGTCGCAGATGAAGATACTTAGCGTGCTGTTTCCGAAGGTATCAAGGAACCTTGGCATGGGTCACCTCGTATAATACGAGATGTTGCTTGCGAAGTAGATCGGCGATTTGTCGCGCTCTTCAGCCTCGGCGAGAGCGAAGTGCTTCTCCCACTGCTGCTCGAGGTAGGTGATGCGACCCGAGTCAACGCTCGGCAACTCCATCGCCATCTGATGCGCCAACCCATTCTGAATCGCCATGTACCACCGCTGCGGGATCTCGAGCTGACCGTTTAGCTGGCCAACGTCCTGAATGTATCGGCTGATCCAGATCTCGAGCTGAGGTTGGATGCTGTTGGGGACGGGCCATAACTTCATGTTCGGCTGATCAATCGTGCGATCAAACCAGAATTGAAGCGGACGGTTTGATGTAAATGACCGATTAGGCAGGTTCGAGTAGTCGTCGCGGTTCATCCGAGCCATCGGAATCGACATCGGATTGGTGCCGAATACGACCTGATAGAATCCCATGTTAACGCCTGCAGTCTGCTGAATACGCCAAAATGGGGCGCTTGCAGAGGGGTCAATCTCATAATAAATCCATGTGTTAGCTACCCACGTCACGGCGCCGACTGCCTTGACCGTCACCCACGTCGAACCATCCTGCGAATATTGCAGGTTTATGGTCACCGAGCCAGACACCGCGGGCAGGATGCCGATCGTGCTGATGTAGACCGCGTTGTTCGTGCCGTTGGCAATGCCGATTACGCCCGTATTAGAGCTCAATTGGCAGATACTCTTACCTACACCATCAAATGCGTTTGAAGTCACGCCAGAGGAGCTGTTATAGCCTGTATTGACATTAGTGAGGGTACGGTAGTTGGCGTTCAGGATGTCGTTTGAGCCAACGGGTAGATAATATTGATACTGATCAGGCTGCAGACCGATGATCGTGCGGTCGATGCACCAATAATTAATCCCGTAATTGGTCAATGAGGACAGCAGGTAATAAAGGCTGTCACGCGCAGCCGAAACCTGCTCGACCGTCAATTCTTCCGCGAGCTTTCCTGCGCGGCGAGCACCGTGGTCGATCAACTGTTGAACGGAGATTACTGTCTGTCCAACCGTTCCAGAAGTGTTCAAGCCTGTTGTCATCGGTTACCACCCCGGGCATTTCCATCGTTTCAGTGAGGCTTTTGCGCGAGGCGCATCACCGCTTGCGTGCTTGACTACACCGCTCATCCTTGCGCAGAATGAATCCTTGCGAGATCCGCCCTGCGGCTGCGGCGCTTTTAAGTGGCTACCAGTCTCGCTATTGTACTTTGCGCGACCTTTAGCCGTAAGTCCTGCGCCCTGCTTGGTGGGTAATTTCTCACCGCGACCTACTGCGAGCGATACTCCGCCGTCTTTCATCTTGTCAGCCTTCGCAAATTCCTTGCCCACGGACTGAGGTACACCACCGAACCCACCCTTGGTGTGGGCAGCGGCTTGCATCAGATGCTTTTGGGCAGGTGATTTGCTTGGCATATTAAGCCTGTGCTTCTTTCCAGTTCAGACGAGCCAGAATGGTTGAAGACGTTGCGCTTAGTGGCGTAGCAACGATGTACAGGATGTCGGGCCCATCAGGATAGAACCCCGCCTGAGACGTTGGCACGGTGTTGTTTGTGCCGCCACCTAAGATTGAATTGCCCAAGTCACGCACGATCGACAAGTCCAACGTGGTGCTGCCTGAAGTGTTCGAGTACGCCGCAAATACCGACTCGCCGCCCGTTACCGTCACAGCATTGGTGTTGATCGCAATCTGCGCCAAGGACGACGTGATGCCGTTGACCTGCTGAATCGGAGAGATAAAGCCACCCGACATAGCGCCTGATGCGTAGCCATTCAAGATCAAATTGATCAGGTAACCAGTGCCAGTCGTGTACAAGCCCAGAGAGTCTAACTGCAACTGCATGCGGTTGATGATCTCCTTCAGACCTAAAGTGCTAGTCGTGCCGTTATCAACTGAAGGTGCAACACGAATTGCCATGATCACGATTGGGTTTGTGTTCAATGTGGTGATTGCGGTGGTCGTCCCGTAGTTGAAAATTAGCGACTTGTCATCGTTGTACAGACCATCCATGATCACCGACGAACCCCAGTGCGATAACGCAGCGGAAGAGTCAGGCGAAGTGAACTCAACAGAGATAGGTGCTGTAGCAGAGTAGGTAAACGTCTGAGCCGCACTGCCACCAGTCTGACCACGAGTCAAGCCAGTAAGCGTGGTCGCCGTCTTGCCAGTGTAGGCAATATACTCAATTGCTCCAGTGTTACCTGCAGCTTGCAACTTGACAGCCCCCGCAGGAGCAAAGAATGTGGTGTCGGATACGTCCATTGACGCGGTAGTTCCGCTTGCAAGCGTTGTGGTCAAGTATGCCGCAGGTGACTGGTTATTAGACTCATAGTGAGCAGCCATGTTTCCTGAGCGCATGTACGCTTCATACTTGACGTTGTTGTTTTGAATCTGATAAACGTAGGTCACAGCGCCGTCTTTAGCTCTAAAGCCAAAGCGAATTGAACCCGCACCGTACCATGAGTAGTCGATGTACCACATCTGCATGCGGGTCAAGTCAAGCAAATATCCCGAGGGATTATTGATTGAGCTTGAACCGTCACAGACGTCAAACCATTGCGACTGAGGGACGCGAGTGTCGATAGTCTTAGAAACAATTGCGCCACCTTGGGTAAGCGTTCCGCCACGATACTCAGGCGAAATTGTCAAGTTTAGGTCATCGATGATTGTAATGACTTTGTACGACTGACCGCGAATCACAATGTAGTCAAAGGGTTTAAGTTGTGTACTAAATTGCGTACCAGTGCCTGTGACCGCCGCAGAACTTTGAGTAATTGTCACGCGACCGCTAATTTGCGTAGTTGAGCTTCTCAAAACAGCGTACAGAACCTGACCGTCAAATTCAAAAAATAGACCGTTTTGTTGGTCAAAGAATCCAATACGGTTACTAGAACCCCACCAACTGAATGGCGTGACCTTGATGTTTAACCCAGTTGCCGTAGTCGTCGCAGGTGCTACTAGCGCAATATAAGTAAAGGTAAGAGCGCCTGTTCTAGTAATAACAAAGGTGCCGTTGTAACCTGCTTGATCAACAGCAGCCACTAACACAACAGCATTGGTTGTTAGGTTATGTGGTGATTGCGTGGTAACAGTAATTGTCGCACCAATCGCAGTGCTGCTTGCGGTAAGCGTGGGGTTGAACAAATACGGTTTCAGTGATGAGCCAGTCGAGAACTGGATGCCCTTTCCTGACTGATAGCGGAAGTAACGACGCGTCTGCCGAATCAACTGTTGATTCGGTACTGCAGCACCTGCTGAAAACGCAACGCCACCATCAAAGGCGCGTGATTCAACAAACCCTGAAGGTCGGGCGTAAATGTTTACCTGACCCGCAGTATTGGTGATGCCGACCGTTGGTGCCGCCGCCACGACGTAAGTGAAGGTATTTGCAGTAGGCACTGTGGCGACAGCGTAGGCGCCGTTTGGAGCAGGGGTGCCGCCGCCTAAATTGATAACGTAGATCAAGCTAGTTGCATTTAATCCGTGCGCAGAGGTAGTAGTGACTGTGACGGTCGTCCCTACACTAGTAACCGCTGCGGTGCCTGTAAGCGATATGCCGCAGCTAGAGTAAAAGATACCCTTGTAAACGTATGTGGCTGCAGCGTTGTAGAAGTTTGTTGCGGGGATTGTGGTGCCTACGGCTGTCTGAACAACACACGAGTTTGTGCCGCCCGTAGATACATACAACCAACCATTACAGTCAGTGCTCAACGAGTTTTGAACAAAGATGATATCGCCCGTAGCAAGAATAAACGTACCCGCCAACGTAAAGCCGCCGTTCAGCGTGTTAAGACCCGTGATGCCTGTGATTGTCAACGGCTGCTGCGGAATGTAGTAACAGCTCTGACGGTTGTTTTGCAGAGAGATTGATTCCCACTTGGTCGGCTGCGTGCCGTACTCAAAGTCGGTGTCGATCAACGCCTGTGGCTGCGATACGCGCAGCTTATCAACTGGGTCGTATGCCGCAGAGCGTGAAGAGATCTGCGTGCGTAGTTGGTTATCGGTCGAGCTTGAGGGGCCAACGAAAGTGACGATTTGTGACATATTTCACCTGTAAGATTTCAAAAAAAAGGAGAGGTTACCTCCCCCTTTTTTCTAAAAAGAACCGCCTTTTTTACTGGCTTTAAAACCGTCAGTGCTTTTGCAACCCATCGCAACGTGACCACCATCGGCATAACCGCGGCGTGCCTTGTTCACCATTGCAAGATTGTCATTGGCAACGTAGGTGCGTGATGTTTTACCACCACGCTTTAAGCCCTTGTGCGCCTTCGACGCAGGCTTGTCCTCGTGCGACATGAGCTCTTTCTTGATGCCTTTGATCTCGCGCTCTTCCTTGGCGTGCTCGGCTTTGCCTTCGATCTCGCCACCTTTCTTGCGACCCATTGCCTGTGGAGGTATCCCGGGGCTTGGGCGCATCGGCGCACGCGACGCCATCAGCGTTGCACCCCGAGGGCGTGCAGCCGCCATAGCAGGTGCTGTAGGAGGAACAATCGCAGGCAAGCGGGCTGTCTGAGGCTGTCCAACTGGCAGAGCCCCACCCATTGCTTTCTTCGCAACACCACCTTTCTTGAGCTTCAGGATGACTGAAGGCTCGGTGGTTTCCATCTTCGGCATTGGCTTAAATTGACCCATGATTTACCCCTTTAGGCTTGTGTGACGCCGAGGGCGCCAGTGCGGGTTGAGTTCGGGCCAACCGCGATTCCTGAGAGCATGATGCCCAGAACCAATCGCTTGATCCCGTCAGGTGCGGTCGACGGGCTGAACGTGCCGCGAACGTCACCAGTCGTGGTTGTTGCTGTTGCGGTAGCTGCCACAACAAGCGAGCCTGAGTCAACAGAGAAACTGCCGTTCCAACCAACGTGGCAAAGGTAGCCGCCGTCAATCACGCGAACTGGAATACCAAGCAATGTAGTCGTGCCGACCGTGACCGCAGTAACCGAACCGCCTGCGCCCGAAATCGAAACGATTTGATAGAACGCTTTCTTGCCGTTGGTAGTTGCGGCTGCAACAGAAGTGATTACCTCGCTCATAGCCTGACCATAATAGTCAAAGCCAGTGATTGTGTAAGCACGAGCAGTACCACCTGTGACCAATGAAACCGCCATCGCACGAGGGCAGTCAAGCTGAAATACTGTCGTACCGCTTTTGTTTGTGACTGACCTTACGCCTGCACCTGCTGTCAACGTCAAGTTACCTGAAGCGGCAGGGGTCTGCGTGGCGGCGATGTTTGAGGTTGATGCAGTCTGTGGAATAACGTCAAAGACGTACACACGACCGAGTGGCCCAACACCCAAGTCCATTGGGGCGGGGTCTCCAAGCAACGCATTGCCTGAACCGTAGATAGTGATTGCACCAGTTGCCGAAGACGATGCGCTGACGGTGTATGTACCTGCGCCACCTGTACCCGTAACGAATGCGGTAACGTATGAGCCTGCGGTCACGCCAGTGCCTGATACGAACTGACCAACCGTAATTGGCTCACCTGACAGCAACTGCGTAACTGTCATCGTGGTGGTAGTAATTGAACCTGCGATAGTGTTTGTAATAGCACCCTGCGCAATACCCATAAAGGTCTGCGAAGTGCCTAAGAATAGGTCGTCTGAAAATTGGGGCATTTTAAAACTCCTGTGGCTTGAACCACTCAGAATTGAATTAAAAAAGGGGGTGAATTGAGCTCACCCCCCTTCGCTTTACACTCCGGGCGTACCGAAGAGGCAGCGTGGGTCAGTCCAACTGACCCAGTAACGCTCAGTAGCCTTGTAACGCATGGAGTCGGTTTCAAAGTCACCTTCCATCGTCTTCTCAAGACCACGACGCATCATCAACTTGGCGCCTTCTGGTGCGTCGGTTTGCACCCACCAGTTAGTAGCCGAAGTCAAACGGCTGATGACCGCAGCGCCTTCAGGAATCAAACCAATCGATTTGACTGGGTTCACGTCGTTGTTGGCGGTGCCAGTACGAAGAACCGATTTCAGCAGAACCTCGGCTTGGAACACGTTGCCGGGGGCAACCACAAGCTTCAGCGGCTGCAAGCGGATCTTCTTGCCGTTGTTATCCACTGCCAAGCGAACCTGAATCAACATCTGTTCGAGCGAAGTCTGCGAAAGGTTCGCAGCAGTCGCAAGGAGGTTGCTGAAGGTACCGTTGACGATAGGATGGGTAGATGCGCTTAACTGTACGCCGTCGCCGCCAGTGTAGGAGCTGTTGAAGGCGTTGTTGAGCACGTTGGCTGCAAGCGTCTCTTTGGTCTCAACCAGTGATTGAGCTAAGTGCTTTGCATAAACCTGCCCGATACGGATATGGTCGCCGTCTTCAACCAACACTTTGGTCAAGGCGAAGGCTAAGCCGTAGACCTTGTACACATAGCGTTGCAGGAAGAGTACGCCACCTTGTTGGTACGAAACTGGAGTGCCGTCAGGCAATTCAGGAGCCGCACCGAAACCGTAGAGAACGGGTTCTTCGTGGTAGTTACGGGGAATGCCCATCTGTTCACGGAACACTTGGCTCCATTCATCTGAGCGTTGGTCATAGACTCCGTCAAAGCATTCACTGAGAATCGGCTCAACGATACTTCTAAAGTCGGTACTGCGCATTGGAGCTGCCATGTCAGTTCCCCTTAGATAGCGTTAACAGTTGAGATGAACTGTGGCTTGGAGATCTGTACGCGGACTACGACGAACGGATCACCCCAGTTGTTCCCGGGAATCGGCGCCAGATCAACAATACGAAACTGCGCTGCTGAGCCTGAACCAACCAATGTGGCTGATAAAGTCATCTGCGACAAACCCGTAGTGCTTGACCCTGCGGTGAAATTGCTCAAGTTGGCTTCGTTGCCTACTGCCGTTTGAGCCATCGTACCGTCGGTCTGGATCTCGTACACGATCTGCTGATCGTTGTAAAAATACGCAACGACGCTACCTGCGATTACGGCTGTGGAGGCGGGCCAATAATTCGACACGCGACGACGACCAGTGGTGTCAGTCCACTCAACACCCGCAAAGGCGCCAGAGACTAAACCGCTGTTGGTTGTTGTATCAAGAACAGGCAAAATGACGCCTGCGTTTGGCGAATACTGAACAGCCTGACCTTTCAGGATGTTAGTAGCGTAGCCAGATGTAATGCCGTTGGCGAGCGCTTGAGCGCGATCCAATCCAGTAGGATGAAACGCGGGTCGCAGACCAAAAGGTGCAGAGGTTGCACTCATAGGATGCTCCTAAAAATTGTTAGATGAAAATTTTGGTTTCGGCTTTGTTCAAAGCGTCAGGCAAAATCACCAACGTGATTTTTAGGATAGCGTTTTGTAGATCGCCCACCTTGTTCAAAGCAGGCGATCTTTGCAATATTATGCTCTTTCTAAATAAATAAAACAACTATTCAAAAATAGGAGCAGGGATGTCGCGTTCCCCGTCTAACAAGTCACCCTCAGCGCGGATCAAGCTCTTGCCGTTGCTGTCGCGAGCCGAGTTCAATAATTGCTCCTGCTGAACGCGGATCTTGCCTGCTTCTTCCATCGGCTGATAGTGATGCTTCTCTGCCATCCAGTCTTGGTAGATGTCCATCGGCAACTTGTACAGAATCATCTCATTGCAGGAGACGTGACCGACGTGCTCACCCTCTTTGACCTTGAGATGCTCCATACCTTCGAGCTCATCGCACAGCACCGCCTGATAGCCCAAGCGCATGCGGCTGTGGATGGTGTCGTACTGGTTTGTTGTAGATAACCAACAGTAATGCCAGTTCGGATCGCCTTTGACGGTCGGCAGCGCTTCCTGCGTGAATTCTGACTGGAAGCGACGACGGCGTGTTGGCGCCGAGGCTAGTGCGTCGTCTGCAGGAGCGCGACGTTTGTCTACTACAGCGCGGTTTTCACGACCTGCGCCAGTGTTCTTGCGGATACGGTCATCCATGATCAATTTCCTTTGTTTTGACGGTCATACTCGATGAATCGGTTAATCATTTTCTTACGCTTGTCAGGGTCATCCCAGATCCCCATCTCTTTGATGGCGGCAACACGCTGCGGTGAGAGCGTAAAGTTGCTACCACTGCGAGATGGTGTCGATTCCCTGCCTGTTCCAGTGACTGCCGAGCGCGGACGCTCGCGTCTCTCTGAATTATTGCGATTACCGCCGCTATCGTAGAGATGCGGAAGGTATTTTGCTAGGCGCGTGTCCAATTCTTCCCAATATTCTGAGCTTGAAGGGTCATAACCCTCTGCGGTGAGTCGTTTGTCGATACTTTGCGTGAGTTCGGAGTCTAAATCCTTGCCCGCGGGGTCGTACCAACTGTTTTTGCGCATCCAATCAGCCGCATTACGCTGTACGCTAGGGTCAGGGAGTTGAATGTTCGCCTGTTGGGGCTGAGACATCTGCCTCGTGGCATTTTCCTTGATGTTTTTGAGCGCTTCGTACTTGCGCATCGACTCATACATCAATTCCTGCGCCCGAACCATCGATTCTCCGTCCTGCGAGGCGACAGCTTCCTTCATCTTCATCTTCGCGTACTCGATCTGCACCTGCGTGTCTTCCATCACCTTCTCGACACGCCCCAATTCGGCACCTGAAGTGCGCGTTTCGAGGTTTGCAAGCCTGTCCGCCAACTGCTGATTCTGCTTTTTGAGGGCATTGATCAGGTGATTAGACTCTTTTGCCTTCTCACGGTGGATAGACTTCTTGAGCTTGCGCTCTTCGCGACGTGCTGCGCGGATTGCTTCACGATCTGGGTCTGAATCTAGCCCGTCAGAGCCATCTTCATGATCGTCGTCGTCCTCCACGGCGCCACCTTGCGACATTGGCTGCGCAACATCACCCTCTTGCAAGGGCAATTCGATCATCGCGCTGCCGTCGGATGACTCCTCGACCTGCATTTCCATCTTGTCTGTTGAGTTCATAAGAATGCCTTCACTTTCAATGGATCGCCAGTCACCTTAGAGATGATCTCGTGATCGTTGAACACGGAGAACAGCGCCATATCTTGATCGCCATTGACCACTTCACCGTAAGGAACTTCCCAACGGTCGCCACCCCACTTTGGAACGCGAACGAAGTCGCCGACCTTAGCCCATGTGCCCTCGGGCCACGGCTCCATTGTGTCGCGGTTTTTGTAGGCTAGTGCCCCAAGCGCAACAACTTTTGCGACTTGAGTGTTCCACTTTTCAGTCTCTTTGGTATCTTCCATTAAAATGATCCCACTTGCTGTGGTCTTCTTTGGCACCTGTTTGAACTGAATCAATACTCGACCACCTAGTGGAGTACAGCCAGAATCTACTGCGGGAAATGCTTCATCAAGCGTCATGCGACACTCCTTTTCAATAGCTCTATTCAGAGCGGGTTACTACAAAAACCTAGTCTTCCGCGAGCAATGCATCGAGCATATCCAGAGCTTCTCCAAGCCCTCGATAAATTCCCACCATACGGTGGTACGACTCGATGTTGATAGCATTGCCTTCGGCAAGCGCGAGGGCGATGTCTTCGCGCCTCTGCTTGATCATGCCAATGAGCCTACCTTCCACGACCTGCTACCTTGCGCATTGGCTTAGCGGCACCGCCCTTCTTCAGGGTAGCGATCTTGCCTGCCATGCCTGCTGCAGGACGTGCGAGGGGTGGAGGTGCCGATCCTTTGGCGGGTAGGTTAGCTACGCCACCCTCTTTCATGACGGCGCCACCTGACGCGTATTTAGGCATAACTGACTTGCCCTTAGCCATAGGCACTGACTCGCCCATTGCCATCTTCTTGTGCTGCGAAATTGCTTCTGACATGATTAAACTCCTTGCTGAGGTTGAGGTTCTTGTTGCATTTGTTGCATTTGCTGCTCCTGCTCAGATTGCTGCATTGCTTGCTGTTGAGCTTGCTGCGCCGCCTGTTCTTGAAGTTGCTGCTGTTGCTGCGCCTGCAGTTGCTGACGCTGCATTTCGTGTTGCTGTTCGAGCGTGAGCACGTTGATATCGTGCGTGATCTCTGCAGCCTTCATTTGCTCGTCAGCCACGTTCTTCTCTTGCTTGGCTTGAGTGTCTGCAGCCAATTTAGCTGCGTCAAGCTGTAGGCGATCGTTGTCATTCTTCGCCTTGCGCTGAGTCTCAGCCATCTGAGTCTGTACCAGAGCCTGTACGCTAGGATCCTGCGGCTGCTGCTGTTGGCGAAGCTGCTGCATCATGCCCATCATCTGCTGCATGACTGGCGCGACGCCATTGAATTGCTGAGGGACGTCCATGAAGACATGCTGCGATGATGCCGCGAGCAATTGCTGAGCCTCCTTAATGATGGGTTCTTCTTTCAGGATGTCAAAGCGCCTACCCAACGCTTTGCTTGTGTAGTTGTCCATCGAGTCGAGGTACCAGAGCGTCAGATGCTGCTTGAGGTGCTCGAGGGCGCGGGGGATGAACACAGGCGCGATGATGGGGTTGGAACCGTACATCGGGTCTTTGGCGTAGTCCAGAAGCACCTGAATGTGCGCGAGGTGGTCTTGACCGGGGAACGCCCCCGCGGGCTTCCCTATCGTCATCGCCACATTCTCGAGCGCAGGGTTCATCTGCTTAACATCCTGCGGATCAGGTAGCACTTCGTTCGTATCAGGAATCTTGAGCTGTTTAAGAATTCGCTTCTCAACAGCCAACAGATTATAGATTTGTGGATTCGCTGCCGCTCGTGCCGCGAGAGCCTGAACCTGAGCATAGCGCTGAGTCTCCGAAAAGATATGCGGATCTGACACAGGCACGATATCGTCGTTCTTCTCGAAGTCAGCGCTTGTCACGCCGAGCTCCTTCGCCATCTCGATATCATCCTCGTCGAGGTACCAACGGTTCAAACGAGCCAGAACCTTGAACACCTTTGCCTGCGACTGATGTAGGCGTGCGTGAATAGCTGAGAACACTGCTGAGCCCTGCTCGATCAGCGCCTGCGTCGTGCCTACAGGGGCATTGGCATTCACGTTGGCGATCTTCTCTTCGGCGGTCGTGACGACCCCTTTAGCGGCGTCGGTGAGCCATCCTAATAGACTCAGTAGGGTTGGGCTTGGTTGGTTGAAGGGCATGGGCATGGCGATCTTGCGGATGTCGTCAATCCCCGGCGCCCCCTCGATCTCCGTCACCTGCGTGGGCTCAACAACAATCGACTGCCCTGACACCTTGCCGCCCTTTAACTTGAGCATCGTCGGGTTGGTGTTTATATGAGCAGAATCAAGCAGAGCTCTAAGAGCGCCAGTAAGAGCAGCAGACAAGCCACCGATAAGATGAGGCAACCCAATCGCATACGCACCCCTCCACGGAATGAATTTAAACTCAATGATCCAGTCAAGCTTGGACATCTGCTTGTCGCCGTCCTCCCAGTTGCGGTACAAACCCACGACCTCGGAAGTGTTCTTGTCAATCATCAGGATGTAAGGGGCGCGTTCACCCTTGGAGAATCGGTCATCCTCCTCCTCCATGAATGTATAGATGTGATAAACGGTGCGCACGCCATCAATGTTCTCGTACTCTGACTTCTTGCCCTCGATCTTGTCGTTCGCCTTCTCAGGCTTGGTGAGCTCAGGCTCCTCGCTCGATCGATAGATGCTGATGTCAGCATACAAACCCTTCGACACGCGCAGCTCAAACTCTTCTTGCGTGATGTTGTTGACCTCGGTCACGCGACTAGCAGTGTAGAAGTTGCCCGCGGCGTAGGGAAGGTAGACGTTGTCGATCGGCAGGAACTCGACGCACGAGCGCTTCTTCTGATCGTCGCGCCAGATCTTCATGTACTGCGATCCGCCAAGGGGTGTCTGGGTTAGGATCTGCTCCTCCTCGTCGCGGTACTCTTCGATCTGCTCGGTAAGCTGCCAGTTCATGAAGTCGCGCTTGCGCTCGGCTTTGGTGGTCTTAGCCTCGGTTACTTCGCCGTTGATCTTTGTCTTGACGGGCCCGTCAGGCGGAAACAACTCCTTAATCGCCCGCGCAGAGAAGTCGATGCACGCCTCAGCCATGACAGGATGCACGACGCGGGAGGCGCCCATGAACTGCGCACCGCCGGGGGCGTCATGCCCCAACCCAGTCCTACGCAATCCCTCTTCGTACTGCTTGTCGCGTCCTTCACGGGCTTCCTTATCCTTCTCTATCATGTCGAGGTACTTCAACGCGATCGTCGACAGGCGCCACGCGTCGATGTCATCAACCATGTTCTCGTAGAACGAGGGCGACTGTTCAGGCGTCTTTAAGTCATCCAAGCGGACGATCGCGGATCCGTCTTCTTGCTCTTCAACCTCTTGCTGAACATCATCGTTGAATATGTCTGTCAGTGCGGTGTTATCTAGAGCGCTACTGTCCTCAGACGTCGGATCATAGTCCTGCGGGATGGGCATTTGAGTAGCCATTATTTAGCCTTTGTTAATTCATGACGCATTGCGTCTAGTGAGTCAGCGAAGTGTACTGCGCCGCCCTTCTTCATGTGAATGCCTGTCTTGAACTCCTTGCGCATCGCGGGGGTGATGTCCATGTAGTGCAGGGGTTCTACACCAACGCCTAAATGCTTAGCCGCTTCGGTGTAATTATTAAATTCTTTGAAGTTAATGCCATCATCTGAAATAACAAAAAATTTTCCGTTGGCTTCCAAAATTCCATTGGCTTTGTTATCAGTAACAACATCAGTCTTGCCAACTGTTGCGCCGTATTTCTTGCCGAACTTCTTGAGGTAGCTAGGGTAGATCTCGTCGTAATACTTCTTCATACCCTCGCCGCCAGTCTTTAGATCAAGACCTGACAAAATAAGCATATCTTCGCTAACGCTTCCTTTCGGGTACCCCTTCCCTTCAGCATCAATAATTTTTTGAGCCACTTCTTTACCAACGATGCCTGCCAATTTATCTTGCGGCACGCTCTTGTCATTCAACGCAGGTCTGCCTTCCTTGTCAACGGCAGCAAGGCTATATGTACCGTCGGCATTTTTTTTGTGGGCAATCCGATCGATGTAATGAGTCAATTGAAACCGATCTGCGACACGTTCACCAGTTGGCAGCGCCACACGGTCGTAGCCGCCATCAATCGCTTCTTTGACCGCACGCTTGAGCGCAAGTTGATACCAATCGTCTTTGTAAGGCGCGTCAGGTACGCCTGCGTCAGCTCCAAAACTACCTCGAAGCATGTCAATGTCTGTTGTGGCAGGAAAATTCATTACCGTGCCATCGTTTTGAATCACAGTGAACGTGCCGTCTGCATTCTTTTTTACTGGGTCAGCAATTCTATATCCATAATCTTTCGGCACGGCTTTCTGCGCATCTTCTTTTGATACATTGTATGTTTCAACCAACCGTTTAACCTCTGCGGTTCTGATGTCTCGCGCTGCCTGATGCCAGTCAGACTGCACCTCATCAACCAACAGCGTCTTCTTGCCGTCAGTCACACGGTCGCTTAAACGAATGTGGGCGATGGGATTTACGTCCTCCCAATGAGGGGTTCGATACCTTCCTTCCTTAGCTTGACGTCTGCCTTCCGCGCCTAGATCACCGCCTAACTCCGTCCAACGATTCATTTCATCAGGAAGCAAACCATCTTCATTCATTTTTTTATTAAGACGAGCAAACTCACTATGCTCTGGCGTTTGTGGCAATGTCAACACCACCTCGCGGTAGTTCTCGCCGCCGGGGAGTTGCCAATCTTCAAATCTTGTATGCTTAGAAATAGGAAGTTTATACGCGCTATGGGCTTCTAAATTTCTTTTAAGTTGCACGTTAATTATTTGCTCTTCAACTTTGCGCCTAGCTGCATTGTCCCCTGCGTCAAAATAAGCATCATGTTCTTTGTATAGCCTATCAATTTCAGGTTGATAAGAATCAAATATCTCTTTGCGTTTTTCCATTCCAACAGGGTCTTCTTTAACTGCCCCATACCTCGATTCATCCAATCTCATCTTGTTCTGCGCGATGAAGTCCTGCACCTCAGCCGCTGTGACGTTCTTCTTGTCTTTCAGGAACGTGTCGAGCCCCATGTTGCTGACCTCTTCCGAGCGCACGTTATCGCCTTTCAGGATGTCGTTTAAGAACTGCTGACCGTTGCCTGACTTGCGCTGCAGGTTCAGTGCTGCCGCCTCAGTAGGCGAGTAGAACCCCTGCTCATTGGCGGGGGCGAGAGCCTTGGGGGTGACGTCTTTGATTGACAACCCCGGCTGTGGAAGCGTCCCCGCCTCGTACAGCTCCCGCACCATGTCGTCCACCTTCGACGCAAACGGCGCCACCGCCTTCGCTCCTGCCCCTGCAAGCTTGGTCGCCCCCCTGATGACAGGCGTCGCGAACTGTGCGACGTCTAGCACGCGAGGGTCAAGGCGTAGCGTCTGACCGCTCCCTGTGACAGGGCTGCGGGTGTAGGGCTGCTCCTCGGTGATGTCGCGGCTAGTCTTCGTATAGTCCTGCAGCGCGGCGCCTGCGCTCTTGAGCGGATCCGCAATCATCATGTCTGTCAGGAAGGTGCGGATCGGGTGCGTCTCAGCAATAGGCTTCATCGCCTCGCTGACGAACTTGCCTGCCTGATCCATGTAGCCACCTACCGTGCCGATCATCTTCTGCGTGGTGGACTGTGGCGTGGCTTGGATGACAGGGCTGTTGGCTAGTTCTAGCCGCATGCGATCGAGCTCTGCTTGGTTGACGTCGCCGCCCTCATCGAAGCGCTGCACTTGACCGCCTTCAGCAAATGGTCTGCTGTATCTCAACCCATATTGAGGTGAGGCACCTTGCATTGTTGGTCGCATCATCTCAGCGCGAAGCGTACCGCTACCGACAGGAAACTCAGCGCCGAGCATGATACCTGCTAGTGTGTCGCGCATCTGCGCATTGCGTGATGCTATTGCATCGGCGGTCAGCCTAGCGCCCCCAACTGGAACGCTCATACCTGCGCCGTAACTCTGCATTGTTGGATCGGTTTGACCTGAACGATAGAACTCAGCAGGCAATCCTAGCTTGCGATTATGCTCATCACGATCTGTGGGTGAAAAGCTGAAAGCGCGTGGCGTAATGCCGCCGTCCTCCATATGAACCGCGCCACCCTTGTCGTAACCACGCATCGCCTTCATGAGGTCGTTGTGCGTGGTCTCGGTGCCGCCGATCTTGTCCCATACCGCGTGGTGACCGAGGTGCTGATAGAAGGGGGCGAGGCTTGGGTCTAATCCTAGCTCAAGCGCATCCTGACGCGCCGCCAAGCGATCGACGAGCTCACGCCCACCTGTACCCTTGCCGCGGTTCTGAATCGAGCCCATGCTTACTGGTGCGGGTGTCGTGTGCAGATTGATCTGACGTGCGTCAAGCGTGGGGATGTCGCCACGTCCGAGCAGGGAGCCAACGAAGCCTGACTTCGCTGCAGCGATACCTCGCAGGCTGTCAGAGTAATCGCGCCACTCGTCGCGACCGCCTGCTACCCTCGCATTGAGATCCTTCGCCATGTTCGGCAGGTTGTCCGCCGCCCACTGCATCTTGGCGACTTGATCGTCTTGCTTGCCGTAAGGGGAGAACATTGTGCGCAATTGTTGCATCGCAGCAGCGTCTGGCTTGCCGAGCTCCGCAGCATTGAGGTAGCGCTGCCCCATCGGTGAACCTAGCCACTCAGCGAACGCGCCTTCGGGACGAACCTCTTCGCCAGTGTTGGGTAATCGCAAGCCGTGCTTGGTCGCCGTCGAGTGCGACAGACCACCGCGACCGATCGACGCCTGCGTGATCGTGTATGCCTTGATTAGATCTCGAGCGTTGAGGTCGCCCTTCTCCGCACGCTTGAGCTGCTCCTTCATGAAGTCGCCGTAGCCGCCCTGAATGTAGTCAGGCACCGCCTCGATCTTTAGCTTGTCCGCTACTCCCTCAAGGGGCTTCCACTTCCAGTCTTCCGCCTTAGTGGTGACGGGATCCTTGTACTCGGCGATCCGAGCGGACTTCGCTGCCTGTCGAGCGCGTTTAAGCGCCATCTCGACGACCTGTGCTGCCTTGACTGGATCAGCCATGCTTACGCTCCATCATCTCGATGCGCATCTCTTCAACAGACGGGTGACTTGCGGCGCCACCTTTGCTGAAATTATTTGCCGCCCTGACAGGGTTGGCGATTATTGAATTAATGTCATAACCAGTCAGCTTTTTGAAGTGTTGCGGGTCGTAGGGGTACTGATCCTGACGCTCGTTTGGCTTCAGCGTTCTGCGCCCTTGCGCCAACCGAGCCTCTGCCTCGCCTGCTAAGCGCTCGTACAGCGCGTACGGAGTATCGCTTTGTCGGAAGGTTAGTGCGTCTTTCTGATACTTTGAATACTCTGGAGTGCTCCTGATTCGGTGGTTCAGCTCTTGAATCTCCATTGGACTCAACTTAGTTGTCTGCCCCTTCCTGTACAGATCGCCGAGCCTACCATTGTCAGCAACCATCATATCTGTGAGTTGCTGTTTTGACTGAGCGGTGACAGGATCGTAATTGGAGGGATAGGCTGTAACGCTACTAGAGTTGCCACCATTGTTCCACCGCTCACGCGACTGCACGCCGTGCTGCAATTCATGGATGATTGTATCGAGCGCATCGTTTGGCTTGCTTCTCAATTGCGGAGCACTCATTGAGAGCTCTGCATCTGACGGACTAAAGGAGCCGTGCAGCCTGTTCGTCTCTTTTGCGTTGAGAGTTTTGAATTTGATCTTCTGTGCAAAGTCAGGGTACGCCGCAAAGAACTCATCATGGTCGACGAACTTGTCTAGTTTGCCAGACAGCTTGCCAATGGTGGAGATTTTTTTGACCTTCCCCTTGTCAAACTCCTTGACGAGTTCTGCGCGAGTGACGTTAGGATCGCGGGCTAAAGCCTCAGCCTCTGGCGTCATCGGTAACTTTAACCCTGCGTTTTTTACAGTAGCCTCGGCTTTTACCACGGCATCGTCGAATGCATCACCTGATGCGACATTGCGTTTAATTTCCTGAGCATAATAAACATTTGCCAACTTTCTGCTATGCGCATCAAGCTTTGCATTAACCGCCGCAGGGGCGTTTGAGGTCATGGCGTGGTCACTGATCTCGAAGCGCAGGTCGTTCGGCGCCCACGGTGGTGCTGCCCATCCTGTCTCCTTCCAGACAAGCGCGGGATCCTCGCCTGCCGCTAGGCGTGCCTTGGCGGTATCGCGGGCGGCGAGGTCGGCGCCTTTTGCTGTGCTGCCTGCGAATACTTCGGAGATGGGTTTGAAGCCGGGCGTCAACTGCCCCTTCTCAAACATCGTCAGCCCCTTCTCCGCGAGAGGCATCAACACGTTCTTGCCGATCACTGGCGCCGCCTTCGCCGCCCCCGCGGTGATTCCCACGGGGTTCAAGAAGTTGGCTGCGAGCTCGAGCATGGGGTAATGTTTGTCTGACGTGATGCCGAGCTCGTTCATCTTGTCTTCGATCCACTTCGAGCCCATCACTGGCTTCTCAGACGCCCAGTCGCCACCTAGCCCTGCCTTCTTTGTCAGGTAGTTGACGCCCTGCAGCCCCATGTTGACAATGTCGACAGGCGCTCCGACGTTGCCTGCGACCATGCCACGGTTGAGGATGTCGAGGGCGCCGCGCACAGGGTTTGCCTTCAGGGTGTCCCACTCCTCGCCTGCCTGCTCCTTCGCCATCATGCCTAGCTGTCGCGCCACGTCCATCGTGCTTGGCTCGCCATCGGGGGCGGTCTTGCGCCGTGCGTGCAGGCGCATCTCAGGCTTGGGCAGGTTCTGGTTGTAGATGCTTAGGGGGTTGGTGCCGACGTCAGTCGATAGACCGCCAGTGGGTAGCTCAACGTCGCCACCGTCTTCCATGTGGACGGCGCCGCCTTCTGCGTAGGTGCCTAGCTTCAGCGCATCCTGCTGCTTCTTGATGGAGCCCATCACGCGATCAAGCCACTGTTGAGTGTGGAGCTGTATCGGCGTAGAGCGCATGAATGCAAAATTCTCGTTCGCAGGGCTTTCGTTCTTGGCTACGCGTGGGTCAAAGAATGTATGAAACCAGTCTTTGTAGGAGACTGGATGTTCTAGACCGCCAACGTAGTCGCCATACAAGCCTGCGGGGTATGAACCGTGAGGTGGGTACTGCGACGATATGATTTGTCTATCAGCCCTTGGGAACTGAGAAATACTCCTGCCAACGGTGCCGATCGGCGTGTTCAGCATGGTCGGGTCGTTGACACCGTACCTAGTGGACGCCACGTCAGGCATGCCCTCGCGCTGATACCTTGCCATCTGCGCACGGTTGAGGAATACCTTACGAAGGTTGCCGCTCCCGTAATCCATCAACTGCTTCTCGAGGTCTGGGTGTTGTAGACCGACGAAGTCTTTGCCGTGGTAAACCATCGCTCCTGTGTTCGGATCCAACGCGCCAAGTGTTCTAACGTCGTTGTTGAACTCGAACGCTTTCTTAAATGTCTTTGGATCAAACTGTCGCAGCAGGGCTTGCGTGGTCATGTGGTTAAAGTCGCCCGCGATCGGGCCCATCGACGTGTACGCCCCATACACGTTATCAGCGCCCAAGCCGTAGGCGTCGCGCATGCGATTGTCTAGCAAGCTGATGACGTTCTGGTGGGATCTCCACCCCTCGCCGGGGTTCTGCCTGCTGAAACTTTCCCCCGCCTGCAGCGTGACAGGTGCGGACAATTTTCTGCCATTGATGCCAATCAGATCTACGCCCCCCAACGCTGCGTCGCCACCTAGCGGTACGCTTGCGCCGCCTACTATCTTCTCTGGGTTGACGGTTTGCTGCGGCGTCATGTTGACCCCCGCGGTAGGCGCATACTCTGCTGACATCTGGCTCGTCGGCGTGGTCAGCTTGTTGCCGCCCCCGATCGGGTGGTAGTAGCCCTCCGCCTCTTCCCGTTCCCTGACCGAAGCACGATCCAGTGCGCGTTGCGCTGCCCTTTCTACGGCTTCTGCAGAGAGCTTGCGCTTCGCCTTCTCGACCGCCACCGCCATGTCTGTTACCGAGCCTGCCTTGCTCATGTGTAGCACGCCACCGCCTGCCATGCGCTGCGGCTGATGCATGATCGCGAGCTTGGCGAGGTCGAGGTTCAGCATCTTGTTGGCGCCGTCGTCCTGCACCGTCTGCTTGAGCGCCTCGACCGCGGGGGTCTGCTGATCGGTGATCATGCCGCCCTCGGCGTAGAACTCTGGCAGCTCAATCGTGGGGCGTTGTTTGCTACGGAGCTCAATCACGCGGTCGGCTGAGTCTGTTACGGGTTCATCATACCTCTGTGGCTTGACGCGGTTGCCTGTCAGTTGCATCTCTTTGTAGAGCGCCTCGAGGTAGTCTTCTCTCGACCGACGGGGGAACGGCTCGCGCAGCTCCGACCGCGGTACTAGCTGAACCAGACCTGCCTGCTCGCCTGCCGCATCCATTACTCGGCTGCGGTGCCTGCCCTCATGCCCAGAGATGTAAGGCAAGCCAGTCGAGCCTTGCTGCATCTTATTAATGTTTAGGTACGGCACATCAGAAAACCCACCGTTATTGTGAAAGCCAGTGATATCGGCAATCTTTTGCAAACTTCTGCCTGACAAGTTAGCGTCAAGCGGAGCCGCATAGCGCTCGAAGTCCGATGGCTTCATTGTCATCAGCCCTTGCGCGTTGTCGCCAGTGAATGCACGCATTAACGCTTGATCTTGATACAGCTTCTCGAGGTTCGGGATCTCGTCCGCAGCCCGCTCAACGCGTTGGGCGCCGTACTGTCCCTCGCTCTGCCGCACGCGGTTAGCAAGATCGGTGATGCCACTGCGCGTCATGACGGTTGGCGCCTTTGCCTTCTCCGCCTCGATCAGCCGCTTGGCACGCTCGATGGCTATTAGCACAGGTGAGGCTGATTCTGTAATGGAGAATTTAGACATAGTCGTCACGCTGCGTAAGGGTTGACTCGCTTGATGCGAGAGTCGTCGACGTATTCGTCATCATAATGCGGATCGGGGTCGATGTCTAGGAAGCCTGCGTCTCTCAGGTAGCGCAGCGCCTGCGACATCGTGTCGACGTAGTCATCGTGGCTGGTCTCAGGGAACGAGCAGACCTGCTGCACGAAGGGCTCAGCCCAGTCGCGGACGTAGCCCTTGCGCTTGGTCGACTCAGGGATGTAGACGCGCCCTGCGGCGATGATGTTTGAGATGAGGTGGACGCGTTGCACTTTGTCCAACTTCCCGGGGTTATAGCCCCGCACCTGCACATGCGCTCTGCCAAGGTCTTGTATCAACGACTGCCCGCTCGCCTTCTCCTCGATGAGGACGAGGTCGACGCGCTTGCCGGGCTCCCCGTACACCGCCTCATAGTCCTCTAACAGCTTCGGCTTCAGGTCAGGGTACGCGAGGTGCTCCGACCAACAGTCGATCAGCATCGCGCATAGCGGACGATCGAGGGGCTTGAATATACCCCAGACCGAACACGCCGTCGGATCGCCTGTCGTGCGCTCAGTGAACGCCGTGTCGTAGCTCTGCAGGATGTACTCGAACTCAGGGAACGCCCGCTCCGCTGACCACAGGCGGAACCAGTCCCTGACGATAATCCCTCCCTCCTCTGGATCGATGATCTCGGCGTAGATCTCCTGCCTGCCGATCTTGGTGCCCTCGTAGCTCAGGATCTGCGCCTTAAAGCTTGGCGCGAGGTTATCTATATTAGAGTGGGTCGAAGCCGTCGTGACACAGACGTCATCGCCATCGCGCTCGATCAGCTCTAGGATCAGTTCTTTCGGCTTAGGCGTGGTGGTAGCCAAGATCATTGTCTTGTTGCCCAGACGCACGCCGAACTGGATCATGTCCCACGCTTCTCTGAGGTAGTCCCACGCGGCTAACTCATCGAGCCAAGCGCCATGATACTGACCACCGCGAAAGCGCTCAGGCTCTGACGCGGGGATCCCCTTGATCAGCGAGCCATTGATCAGCTTGATCTCGTGGTAGCTCTTGTTGTAGTCAGCCACGAGCTCAGGTGGGATTACGCTGATCAGCCCAGAGTCACCCTCAAAGCAGGTAGCCCTGACGTCCGAGCTCGTGGGGGCGGAGACTAGCCACCTACTGTTAGGCAGCTGCCACGCCCACCATCCGATCTGCTCCGCCGCCACCCTCGTCTTGCCCGCCCCCCTTCCTGCTAATAGAAGGTGGATGTTGTACCAGTCCCCGCTCGGGGTGATCTGGTGGGGGTGCGCGGTCGACAGCCACTTCAGGCGCCAGTTGAACGCGATGCGATTAACCGCAGGGGCGCTCAGGTACGTCTTGCGGAACTCCTCACTCTTGAACAGCTCGAGCGAGTCAGTCAAAGTGTTCACTGTGAACACCTACTCTTCATTCTTGACCTGCAGCTTGCGCTCCAGATTGAGCAGGGCTGCGTCGAGTACGTTCACCGTCGACTCTGTCACCACGGGGTTCTCCTTGTCGCCTGCGAGGATCGTCTTGTCGCCATACTTGCGTGGGTTCCACTTCGCCAACAGCTTTAAACGCATCTCCACGCGATTCTTTTGCCACTGGACATACGCTGAGTCCATCCGCCCCCCATCGATGCGCTCAGGGATGGCGTCGAGGATCGCAATCGCGTCCTCCGCAATGGCGTCAGTGCCCAATTCTCGGGCGCGAGCGAAGCGTGTAAATAACTCGTCGTTGCTTGCAATCCAGTTGTATATGGTCGACCACGTCGGCTTCCCCTCCTCCCTGCAGATCTCCCGCAGCGGCGTACCGTTCGCTACCCTGTCGCATATCTCCGCGACAAGCTCTTCTGTGTACTTGGTCGGTCTACCGTTTGGTTTCTTTGTTGCCATCAGCTTTCTCTCAAAGCGTTTGTGATGCCTGAGATTGTAAAGATCTTTTGGGCTCTGTGCTACCTTCCTCGTCCCACAGTAGCCACTTGAGCTCACAGGCGTGGCAGATGTCTCGTTCTAGCTTGTTTGTTTGGATCTGCTTACCTGAGCCATCGTTTGCTTTCAGGAAGCCACAGAACGTGTCAGTGTCGTTCCAGAGATGGGCAATTCTGCCCTTTTTTTTGTCGAAGTAATACGTCACCCTACCCCCTCCCCGTTTACCCCATCTGCCCCCTTTACTGCCCCATCCCTGTCACTTGCCTTTTGGTGGACGAACCTAGCCCATCCTAGATTCGCCTTCATCTGTTTGCCTTTCGGAGCCACAGAACCCGTCAGCCGTTTGTCTTAGGGCGCTAACTTCGCCACCCACGCTCCTGTCTCAAGACTTCCCACAGTAGGAGCTATCCACCAGACCCTGTCGGAATGTGACCGACGATCTGATCGGGAAAATAAAAAAGCCGCTTTAGTCTGCACCCCGTGGAACCCAGTCTTTGTGGGACTGACCCCCTTAACGGGGCGGGACGCATACTAAAGCGGCTTCATTCGTCGGAGTTCCAATCCGACTACATACTGCATATTTTACTCTCACTACAAGTTCTGTCAAGCTCCTTCAAACTCCCAACCACACTCTGGATCGTAGTCCCAGAACACAATCGGTGTTGCCTCACCGACGTAGGCACCCTCGACATTGAACGATATCCACTCCATAGCCTCTTCGTCTGTCATACCCTGTGCCTTGAATAGCTCGACCATCTTGTTGCCACTGTAGACCGTTCTGAGCACCTTGGCGCCTGTTGTGAGCCAGACTTCGCTCATGCCTACCAGTGCGTCGTCTAATCCGTCGAATTTAATCATTATCACCTCGTATTATACGAGTTAACGCTAACCCGTATTTATTGTTAGTCCCCGTCTTTCCGAGGTGTCCATCGGTTCACGCAGTAAGGTTCCCGCGCACCGACTGGCATGGTTAAAGGGTAAAAAACCTAAACCCCCGCGCCGCCCACTCATGCCTAACGTCGACGCTATTAGTTGATAGCACTATCAACACGGCTAGGCGCTACCTTTTCGCATTGATCCGTGGGTAGCCATGTCATACCCCTTTGGACTCAGATCAATGCTGCTCGTCAGCCAGTAACGCCTATGCGTGTTGATCCTCGTCTTTCCGAGGCGTCAACTCTGAAGCTGAGTGTATCCGCTTAGACGGTCGTGTGCCCGTCGCCACAGCTGCTTGCTAAAGGCATCCCACTAGAAGAATCATCATGATAAAGCAAATCACCAACGAGGTGGCGCCGCAAACCTCCGACCAGAATGTGTACTTCATACGAGCTCCGCAATTTCAGATTTGATGTTGTAGATCATGTCAGCGTTCAGCTTGCGCTCGAGCCACAGTGCGCGACGACCGCGGCTGTCTAACAACTCGAACTCTGACTCGACGCCACCACGCGCATCGATGTCTGACGGGGCACCGTAGCCCTCGCCCTTGATGATGCTGTAGTGGGTAACTTCGATGATGCAGGGAATGCCTGCGACGCGTGATTTAAATTGCATGATGGGCTCCTACAGCTTAATAATTGAATTGTTTTCAATGGCTTTTAGCAAGTGGTCATAAGACGTACTGGCGACACGAACGGTGCGATGATCTTTATTCACGCAGGAGGGCGTGAAGGTCAGGCGTTGAATCCCTTCGGGCAAGCGATGGATTGAAATCACCTTGCGGTCTGATAGCCGTGAATAAACTCGCACTAAGGGTGCGCTGCAAGTGACTGTTTCCATTAAGTGGCTAAAGCGGATTTTGATTGTCATGATAGTTTCCTGTTCGCTGTAAGTAGGGGCTTGCGCCCCCGTTAAATTATTTTGTTAATTTGACCGCGGCTGCGATGGCTGCTTCAAGTGTCTTGTGCGCTGAGATTTCGTGCCACACAGAGCCACTACGCGCCTTGCTGTAGCTTGCGACCATGAAGGGGCGCTGACGTTCAACTGAGCACCAACGGCTTGTATCGCGGCGTGGCTCGTGGCGAATAAAAACGAAAGCTTCTTGGCTGTGGCAAATGTCAGTCCACTTGACTGTGTCGATTGCGTTTGGTGTTCTGTCAAGGATAAAGTAAGTCATGATGTTTTCCTGTTCGCTGTGGGTGGGGGCTTGCGCCCCCTGTTTGATTAAGCTTCTTGACGCTCTAAAAATACACGCTGAGCTTCAGTACCTTGAGAGATGTACTCGTCGGAACCGTAAGAAGGATCCATCTCGTTCCAATAAGCACCGTCCAGAGTGCGACCTGCTTGAAGAGCTGCGCTGATGCGATCGCAAAGGGCTTCTGCCTTAGCTTTTGACTCTTCGCGAACATCTTCAAAATAATGGCAAATTTCTTCGTCATCAAAATGAACAACGGCGCCGTTGAAAACCACGTTGTGAGCAAAGCGACGACCTGCTGCGTTTTCGATCATGACGTAATAATTCTCAGCGATGAAAGGGCGACCATCTTCGGTGACGCCTGCTTGATAAAGATCTGAAGCTACGATTGCGCGGTAAGACTTGTTCATGTTGATTTCCTTGTAAATTCGCTGTCCTGCGGGATGCAGTGGTGTAACTATATTCGATATCGTTAACTTTAGGTGAACAAATAACAATTATTTTTAATTATTTTTGTAGGTAGTTTCCCTAATACAACAAAAAGGGGCTTTCGCCCCCTTGTCCTACCAACCGAACTTCTCGGCGCAGATCGGGCCAATCCCCCGATTGATCGACTCTTGATTGCTGAGCTCGCGGGCGCAGATCGCGCACTGACCGAAGCGGCGACCGTAGGCGACCGCTGCAGCCTCTGGATCACTTGCGGCGGCTAGGATACTGCCCGCGGTCTGATCGTCGCACTCACGCGATTTAAAGAGCTTGCCGCCTGCAATCTTGCCGAGGTATGTGTCACCGCTCTTAACGTAAATGGCGCCTGCGTTGTTGCCAGTCGCAGGAGCAGGGCTGAATTTAAACTCAGCCAAGCGTAACTTGGGACGCTTGATGCCCTTTTCCATAGCGTTAGCGAACGACACTTCGATCTTGGTGATGTCGACCTGTGGAGCTGCCTCGACGCGGGCTGCACGCTCTACGTTGCGCTCAGCATCCTTGGCGACGCACTTCTGCACCGCTGCGAGCTGCTTCTCTGTCAGCGAGCCGAACTTGACCACGGCGTCGAGCATTGATTGCGCGAACTCGAAGCGTGGGGCTGTCTTGACCATCCAAGCGTGCTCGGCTGCGTACTCAGCAGCGAAGGCGTCGATCGTGGCGGTGGCTTGGCGCTCTTTGCGCACGGCGGTAGACTTGCGAGCGTTGTCGCGGTACTGGGGAGACGTCTTGAACTCGTGGAAGCCTGCGCCCTTGCAAGAGAAGCAATCACCAAGCGAGAAGCCAGTGTAGCCGATGAACTTACCACTGCCGTTGCACTTCTTGCAAGGCTCTTTGTAGAGGGTGGTGGTGACCACTGACGTGCCGTTCAGAGCATCGAGGTCGTCGCGCATGTTTAAGATTGAGTTCATTTCGTTTCCTTGTAAATTCGCTGTTGGAGCGTTAATTGTATGTTAACTAAATTCAGAACGCAAGTGAGGGGGTTTCCCCCCGTTATTTAATAGTTGCAAGCACGCCACGGTTTGTTGTGTGCTTCCATGTAGTAATTAAACGCATGTACAAGCCGCGCAAGGCGTTCACCGCGCAGCGTAGGATTCCACCTAGCATTCAGACATAACTCTTCAAGGGTGCAATTGAACTCATCCTTGCAAACAGCATCAACACCCGTCGCATGAATTTTTTCGTTTACCAGTTGACCATCATGCAAAACGATATCGAGGTGATCGTCGCAGAGGTAGCCTCGAAAGGGGCGCTGATTGATCTGGTCGTAACCAGTAACGAACGCATCGGCAAAAACTTTATTTTCGCCTGCGCGGCATGATGAACAGAGGGCTTTGTAATTTAATTTCATGATGTTTCCTTTGGATTCGCTATGGGGGTGGGGGCTGAGCCCCCGTTTGATTAAAACTCTGGGTTCTGGCGCTCAATGTGACCGCCTACCAACGACCAGACGCCGTTCATTTTCCAACAACCAGTTTGACGGCGACGGTAAAAGACTTGACCCTCGCTAGTGGTAATTTTCTTGAGAGTCTTGCTGACCGAGGTAACCACGCCGCAGGGGTAGTAGTCGCCGTTGAACGCGTAAGAGACGAGGTCACCAACTGCAGGCACCTCGACGGTGTAGAAGCGTGACGAGCAGTGGTCGCCGTAGTCGCACGCAATGTGCATCTTGCCAGTTTCGATAGTCTGTGCGGCGGCGATTTCTGCTGCGTGCTCGAGTGAGGTGATGTTCCAGTTTCTCATTTTCGTTCCTTGTAAGTTTCGCTGTTCTGCGGTTGCAGTGGTGTATTTATAGCATGATTCGTTAACTTTGCGCAAACGAATCATTTATTTATACTAGGGGTTTCCCTAATATATTTTCTTTTCAGGATCCTCGGCGAACAGCCGCTTGAGCCACAACTCCTCCCTTTTCCCGAGCTCGCGCTCAAGTTCCGCCTTCGCCTTGGCTATAGCATCCTTATCAGAGCCGTTTAGAGCCCCTACAAGCGCCTCTGCAGCCTTTCTGATACTCATTCCTCACCTGCATCGTTTAGCGTCGCCTGCAGCAGATTGATGGCGTCCTGACTGAGCGTGAAATAACCGATCGGGGTGACAGGGAGCCCACCGTGATTGACGACGTTCACGAGCACCGCCTTCTCTCCGAGCGAGTTCTGGTGATGGAGCGCTTCGGTCTTGTTTGTGAAGCCAGACAGCATTGTTACTTCTTTCATTTAAACCACCATTTAAAAAACAGTAAGAGTGCGCACCATGCGCCGTAAAACCACAACATCCACGTCGGTAAGTCAGCGGGGATATTCATTTGCTCGCATGCACCTGTCGTTCAAGTCACACAATATCGGATTAGTACAGTGACAGGGCTCTTCCACTCTTGCAGCATCCCACGCCGCGCACCAAGCGTCGTACGCAAACGACTCGTGTTTTGTGCCCGTGCGTGCGTCGTACCACTTACGGAACTCCTTGTCACGGTTGCTCATTGCTCTTCTCCTCAATTCGCTTATCTCGACACTGCTTAACCTCAACATGCGTGGCGCCAACAGAACGTGTCCACGAGTCCCACAGGCTCATCTGCTTTTGATTGATCGTCAAATCACCGTTAGGGCTGCTCATCAGCAACCTACCTATCTCACCACAGCTTGCTGTGAATTTGGGCTCAGGCGGGTCGTTGGGCGGCACGATTGTGTAGGTGTAGGGTAGCTTAGGCATTGTCTTCTCCATCAATCCACGCATCCAGTTTGCGGTGCATCCACTGGCGACGATTTTCTGCTGTAGTCATGGTGTTAAACCCGTCACCTGAAATTACTTTTTGCCTGTTTGCCATCTCTGTTTCAAATTGCTCACCCTTCGTAAAATTGATTCTTCCGGGATTGGCGGTTACTTCAACAACCACGCCATTTAAATTTATTGCAATTTCACAATTCATGTGTTCTTCTCCTTTAGTTTGGCTGAAATACCCCATGCAAAATGTAGGGAGCAATAGTCGCCGTTATCTCGCAGCTTTTTATCAAAGTTGTTGATTTCATCATCCGTCAGCCCGACCCATTGACGTTTGGGTGATTCATAAAATTGTGAGTGAATAATTTCATTACCCCTTCTAACAATTAGGCGCATACCTTCTTCGATTACATCCGTGCCAATATGTAAAATATTAATATCTTGCTCAGGCTTGCGTGATGGTGCGGTGTATAAACCTTGCCCCTCAATTGCCGCAGCGTCATTGGTACTAACATCCTCACACCAATGCAAATCACCATTGTAAATATAAGCAACAGGCTCTTGCTCAGGCTTGGCTAACTTAGACGCTACATATTCATCCATCATTTTGCCAACATCAGCCCAGTTTTCAGCGTGACGTTCGATTAAATGCCAAGCCACAGCACCGTCAAGTTTTGCCCAGTCCTGCGATGAGTCCTCAATGTTTGGAGTTTGGTTGGCTAACTCTGCCCGTATCAACTCAATAGCGTGGCTGACCGCAATTGTGCTTGGGTTTGTCAGAGCTTCTAATGCCATCTCTAAAGCGTTCATTTCTCACCCCCAAGTTTTTTGTTTAGCACCGCCCATTGCTCTTGATTGATTGACCACCAAGGCATACGACCACCTTCTTTAAACGCCGCATCCCATATGCGCTTGGCATCTTTTTTGCGGACATCATCACGCAACTTAATAAACCACGGCAACTCATCATCTTCAATCTTCCACCATGTTTCAAAAGCATCGTCACGTTCTTTGCTCATTCCAACCCCCTCAACATTTGAATCGCAGCGACTACATCAATCGCCGCACCTGTTTGCAACGCAGCAAGTGCGCCACGGATTTCTTTCAAACCCTCATCGTTTACTGTTTTCATGATTCATCCTGAGCCCCCCGGAGGGGGCGGTTGATTAAGCGGTGATTGCCAACAACTGGCTGATTTGTTCTTGCAGTCTCATAACTTCGTTCTCAGCCTTAGCGCGAACTTGCTGCACTTGAGATTTAAGCGAGTTGATGGCGCCCTGTTGGATCTCGTCGCGAGTGTAGAAAGAACACTCGACGACGCCTGTACCAACTTGCGTATATCCGCAGTCGCTCATGTCGGTGTTCGTAAACAAAAACCACTCGCTGTTTTCAGGATCGCTCAGGTCAGACACGTTGATGCGCTCAAGACCAAGCTTGCTTACCCAGATTTTTACTGTGTTCATTTCAGGTTCCTTAGCCCCCAAAGGGGCGGTTGATTAGATTTGTTTGAGAGTGAAATAACGTGCAGTGGTGCCACAACCTGTGGCGTCGTAGCTGCGCTCTGACTCAGCAGAGCGGCGGATAAACTTGAGCTCGCCAGTCACGAGCGAGATGCCGTCTGGGCGGGTGCAATACTCGCCCTTCAGGTGTTGGCAGTCTTTGCAAAATTTGATTTCCATGCTGTTCTCCGAACCCCCGAGGGGGCGGTTAATTTAATTTTTTGATTTACTAGCGTCGAGCCAGAGAAGGTAGGCGCTTAACATTGTTTGGTTTACCCTATCGTATTCACCTTTTTTGATGGCTTTAACAAGGGTTTGAAAACCCTCATCGTCCGTTTCAAAATGTTCGACGTATGCGTTATAAAAATTCTGAAGTGATTTGGTCATGCTGTTCTCCAAGCCCCCGAAGGGGCAGTTGATTATCCGTGCTTGATTTTGTTTAAGACGTTGCGTGCGTTTTGGTATGCGATTGAATCTGGGTTGGCGCCCTGCATCAATTGCATCACTACTGAAAACAGGTTGTGCGCGTGCTGAGTAGTGCGTATTAATTGCTGCTCAGCGATCTGATCGTCAGTAAAAACAATTTGCTCTTCTGCGTAGATGTTTGGGTTCAGCTTTCCGACAAATGCATTCATGGTGCTCTCCGAGCCCCCGAGGGGGCGGTTGGGTTAACGTGAGGTGACCTTGACGGCGTAGACGGCGGTGACCTTGGTGTAGATAGCCAACTGCGCTGAAGTCACGCCAAGGTCGGCGCACAGCTTTTTGTAATCAACAGTGTTGCGGTTAGATTCGACCACGGTGGCTTTGAACAAATTGCCTGCGATCACTTTGTCGCCGTTAAGCAGGGTGGCAACATCTTTGATGTCGTCTTTGATCTTGTCGGCTTGCTTGGTCAGCTCAGCAATTTGAGCCAAGAGAAGACCTAACTGGTCAACTTCTAAGAGGGCGATGTCGTTTGGGTTCATGTGTATCTCTCTGTAAGTTTGTCCTGACTCGCTGTCAGTACCGTTAATGTAATCTTAACGATTATGCTTTGTCAAACGGTTTGTGCAAAATAAATAAAAATAATTACTAGGTGTTTACCCTAATGAGCTTCATGCCGTATTCGTTGACCCCTTCAGGGAGCTCGAGCTCGGGTCTACGCCTCAGAATATTGCGCCTGAACACGTCGAAATCGACTTGATGGTGCCACCTGTCATAGCGCCAGACTAGACTCGCCATGTCTGGGTGGGCTTGCACGATAGCTTTAGACTTCTCGAGAGTGCCGTCGCCGTACAGATCCTCAGTGTTGCCCCCCTTAACGCTCTGTGTGGCGGCTTTGTTCTGCAGGAAGGCGTGAAACATCACCGTACACCAACCATCCTTCAGGATCCTGAGCGAGAGGTCTAGGTCTTCGTTGTACTTCTGCGTCCACCTGTGCGGGATATCGTTGCGCATCAAGATGCAACTGAAGATCCTCGTGTTCAGCCTGAACGCGGGCTTCTTGCGTCGATTACCTCCTGCAAAGAATCGATACTCGAACCCTGCCTGCGCGACGTTCTCATAACGCCCTACGAAGTCCTCAGTCGCTTTAAAAATGGATCCTGAGTACACAGGCACCCGCTCGTTGCGATTGAGCCTCACAAAGCCATTAATGTTGTCATCGAGGATCCAGTGCCATGTCGCACCTTCAGAGACCGCGTGCTCCCAGATCCAGTTGCGGGCAGGCGTGGAACCCATGCCTAGACTGCTGAAGGGCAATACGAGGATCTTTTGCGGGTCGATCACCGCGGCGTACTCGTCGTACTCTTGCGGCTCGATCACGATTCTGTAGGGCACGCCCATTCGCTCTAATGCTTTGCTCGTGAGCCTGCTCTCCCACCTTCCCTTTGATACGATGTAAACAGGATGTTCAGGATTCATCGACGTATATCTTTTTGGCGGTTTGCTGAACAGGGAACAGCACGCTCTTCGTTGTGAACGTGATTCGTTTACCGATCAGCTCACTGAATGCATTCATATCCTCGACGGTCAGGAAGTTAACCACTATCGAACTGATAGCCTTCATGTCATCCTGAACGAACTCTGGCATGCCCTGCCATTCTTTTTGCCAGTCAAACTCTTCATCGCCAAGTAAATCAGCCATTTAATAATCTCTCAATCGTGATGTTTAAGGCGTCGAGCTCGTCCATCTTCTTAATTGCCCACATTCTCTTTTGCCCATGCCAACCCATGACAGAGCCTTGGTGACAGTCCTTGCACAGGGCGACGCAGGTGTACTGCCTGTGCTGTTTAATGTGATGCGCATCAGAAGGTGGAGGGGCGTCGCAGACACTGCATGGCAGCTCCTTGACCTGTCCTATGTGCGCTCGCTGTCTAGTCGTCAGTTTGTTGTTCATAGCGCTAGTTTGTCCTGTGTCCTGTTGGTAGCCTCTTGCGAGCGCCAGACCTCGATCCTTGCCTGTGCAGCGATCAGATCCCACCGCAGCTTCTCTTCGACCTCTACAGCCTCCCTGAGCCCCGCTAAGAGCGCTGCGTACTCCTCGTGAGCATAAGCGTCGCGCTCCTGTGCTGCGATCACTTTCTGCCCTGAGCGCTGCATGAGCAACGCCTTCAATGATTTTCTGTACTCTTCGATGTAAACACGCTCAGCGCGAGCGTTGGCAAACTTGCCTGCGTTCTTAATGATGTAATCGATAGCCTCGTGGGGATCAATTGTTCTGCTCATTGCGGCGCTCCCTTTCTTTCATCATTGCTTCTGCTGCGTCATAGCAAGCTTTTGCATCAGCTTCGTAATCACCCTCGTTGCCTGTGCAAGTAAACATTGCAAATGCTGCGAATAGGTCTATCAAATCTTCGTTATTCATCTGCCACAACCTTTAAAAATGCGGTTAACTTTCTTTCGTTTAAATATGCTCGACTAACTTTTAATGGTCTTTTTTCAACCCTTTGTGCTCTAAGTATTTCGCCGCATTTTGTATGATCAACCTTTGATGAGCCGCCCCTCAAAAGTTTGCATATATCGCAATAGACAGTAAAAATCATTCGTATTGCTCCTTGAGCCATACAGCCATCAGCAAAGCGTCAGCCCTGCCATGATCCTTCTGGCGTTTGAGTGAAGCCTCTGGGAACATCGATCGCGCAAGCTCGAGACTTGCAGATTTCTCCGTTCCAATGAGACCGTGAAACTTCTTCCAAGCCTGCGGTGTTACTAAAACAAACGGATAGTGCGTGAGCTCAGCCGTCGCCTCAATCGCACCTACGGCACGCATAAATTTTGCTGTCGATGCAATACCCTGCTTGGGCATACTGTGAACGCTCTCTACCGCAATCATCGCGGTGTCAAACGTGCTCACGCATGACTTGATCAGGTAGCGCAACTGAGAGGCATTGACGCGACCGTCCACGCTCGGGATGTCGCCGCAGCCGATTAGCTCGCCGCTGTGGTTGATGGCGGCGTAGGCGCCCGAGATTGCCCCCGGGTCAATGCCGATCCAAATCATTTCTTCAGCCTGTTACGAATTTTCTCTGCAAGATTTGCGAGCGCAATATCCATCACCATCGGCATATCAGGGCTCTCCATCTCTTTGCGCATCTCATCGACAATCTTGGCGCACTCTTCTCTCTCAATGACAATCGCTGTCTTAGTCGTGTCAATTGCTACTTGCATAATCTGCGCCTGCGCTTTTGCTAAGTGCGCGTCAAACTCCTTTTGCGTGTAGACGGTCATACCACCACGCGATAAAAATGACTTCTGAAAATCACTCATTGTTGTACTCATACCAATCTCCAATCGTTGTGAACACCTCGGTTACCTCTTGACCACTGAATGCGAACGTCGTCCTCTAGTTTTGTGTTCTTGTGTTTCTGCTCCCACCTGTTTAAAAATGCCAGAGCTTCTTTCCTGTCAGAGCGTCGCATCTTGATGACGTACCTGACCAAGCACTGGTGCCTGTACTCTTCTGACCAATCAAAGTCGCCTCGCATCAGAACCCCTTCAGAGCTTGAAGCGATTTGAACAGACCGACACGGAGTTGAAAGTCGTTGAAGTCCTCGCCAACTGAATCGCTCATCCAATACTTGAGCCCAGTCGCCTTTGCTACGCGCTCGCCTGTTAGTGACTTATCGTTGTCAGCGACGACCATGCCGCGGGGATCATTCGCAAGCTTCTGCATGTTGCCTGCAGAGAAGCAAACAACAACGCTCTTGCGCATCTTGCCTGCAGTAATAGCCTTCATGATCGACAAGCCAGTCGCATAACCCTCACAGTAAATCGGTGCCCCCTGCCCCATCACAAAGCACGCATCGCTCGTCTTCTGCCCCGTCAGGAACTTCTTCTGACCTGCTTCATCGATCAACTGGACTCCGACTAACCCGTTACCAACACGCATTGGGATCAGCAGGATATCGTTCCAGACGTTACCCAACATCGTCTCGAACCCCTTGCGCTTCAAATATGGGTGCTCAGCGAGCGTGGAAGCCTCGAGGATACGTTTAGCCTTGTCCGCCGCCTTGCGACGCTCCTGAGCCCGTTTACGGTCTTCCTCGGTCACCTTCTGAAGTACAGCCTTTTGGTCAATCTTGATTTCGCTGTCGCGCTCAGGCTTCCAGACACTTACTTCGATCTGCTCAGCCCAGTTTTGGACGAAGCCCACGTCGCCCATAAACTTGTAGGCGCCGTTGCGCGAACGAGGGTGGTCGACCGTGGGCACCCTCACCCAACGACCGACATCGATGTCGTTCACAATCAACCCATGCGCACGGAGAAAGTCGATGAATTCCATCATGCCCGCCTTGCGAATGCGATCGCTTTTGACTTGAGCCAGTTAAGAGTCTGCAGAGAAGGTATACGTTCCGTCTTCTCTAACGCCCGCGGAAACACGCCGAACTTTTCTTTGTACTTCCACGCAGCCCAACCCTCTTTGTAGCCACGGTTCTTAACCATGTACAGGAGCTCAGAGTAGAACGTCTGCTTGTCAACCTTGCTGACTGTCTTACCTTCTAACTCTACGAGCTCGCCGACCTTCTCGATGATGTTGCCGCGGCGCTCACGCTTGAACCCACAATGCGAGCAGATGTCAGAGTTACCCCAGATACTGCCGCAGCGTGGGCACTTAGCCGCCTCTTTCTCTTTGACTGTCGGCTCCTTCTTTGGCTTCTCACGACCGTCATCGAGATCGCCTGCGCCCTCGGCGTAGATTGAATCCCAGTCCTCACGGAACCGAACGTAATTGCCGCCGTGGTCGATCCAGACCGCAAAGTCTTTCGAGGGGTGCATGCGCATCACGCGCCCCATCTGTTGAATGTGCGACGACAACGACTTCGAGAATGGTCGCGCTGAGATGCCTATGCAGACGTCAGGCACGTCAAAGCCTTTGGTCAGGATGTCCACCGCAATTAATCCATTGATGCGCGTGTCAGGCTTGGCAAAGTCCTCGAACACTTCCTTCTTGTACTCGTCAGTATCCATGTAGGAAATCGGCACGAAGTTGTAGCCTGCCTCGTTGAACTTCGATGCAAGGTCAGCACCATGAGCAACTGATGCTGCAAACACGATTGTCTTGCGAGCACAACCGTAGATCTCGTGCGTCTTCTTGATCCACTCATTCACAACGTCGCCAGTAATCTTGATGCCACGCTCAGTTGCTTCTGCGTCTGACCATTCGCCTGCTATCTTTTTGGCGCCAGTCATGTCGATCTCGCGAGCAATGAACACCTTCAGTGGAACAAGCATGCCAGTGTCGACTAGATCCTTTGTGGTGACGGTGTTGACGACGTTGGTGAAGACGTTACCCAAGCCCTTGGTAAAAGGCGTGGCGCTCAGACCGATCACTTTGATCGATGGGTGCGCGTCGATGAACTTGGCTGTCGCCTTGCGGATCTGGTGCGCTTCGTCGACGATCAGAAGATCGAGACCGGGGAAGCTCTTCCGCTTCTCTAAGGTTTGCGCCGAGCACACCTGAATCCGCTCCGTAGGACGGTACCGCCAGTGACTAGCCTGCAACACCCCATGCTCGATGCCGTAGCTGTCCAGACGGGTGGAGGTCTGGTTGCACAGCACGATACGATCCATAATCATCGCAGAGCGACGTCCCATGCGACGCGAGTATTCCATCAGGGCAATAGCAATCTCAGTCTTGCCCGCCCCCGTAGGGGCGTACAACAACTGTGCTCTGTGACCCTGCTTAATCCCCTCTCTCAAACTGTCTAACCCGTCGCGCTGATAGTCTCTTAATCTCTCATCAATATCGAATGTCATTTTTCAAGTCCTTTGAGTTTCTTTTGATAGTACGCACACTGTTTTTTAAGCTCTCTAATCTCGACCATCATCGTGTCGCGGGTCGCCTTCAATCCATCGTTCTCTGCCTGTAGTGTCTTGATCTCCCCTGCCTGTCGATCCATGATCGCCTGCGCCTCTTCCATGCCCTCAAGTAATACGCCTGCAGCCGCTGCTCGCGAGGCAATCTCGAGCTCTTCGTTCAGTGTGGCAATCGTCTCGCGCATTTCATCGCGGTCGTCGTACTCTGGATCATCTTGCTTAGGGAATGTCTTTTTAGGCTTTTGTTCAGGCTCAGGCAACAATGATTTTTTAACCAACCTGACCAGACCTTCAGTCACTGCGCACTGGCGTGCTATCTCGCTATTCGACCAACCCTTCCATTCGGGCTCGTATAATACGAGGAGAACAGCATTGCGCTTGTCCGCCTGAGTGCGTGGCTGACCGTGAGTCGCGTTGGCGCCGCAGGCGTATAACTTAGCATCAAGCTTAGAACCCTTCTTGATATCAATATCAATCACGTCACGCTTGATTAACTTGTGCGCATAGTAGCGGTTGAAACCATCCGCCAACCAATAATCCACGCCATCAAAGAACACCGTGACAGGAGGGAACTTGACCCCCTCCTTCAAAAAGTCCGCATACTCTCTCACTGTGTCTTCGCTCATCTTCGCTCTTGCTTGGGTGCCGCCGTCTATCCTGATCTGATCTAATTTCATGAATGTCCTTTTTGTAATTCGTTAAGTATAACTCGTTAACAGCTTTTTGTTAAAACAAGTCTGGGCGTAAAACTTTACGCTTCACTTTGCCTTTGGTCAAGCGCTCAATTAACGTACACAATAAGGGGCTTGGGGGTTTCCTGCCACTGGTAATTAAGGACAGCCACGTCCTGCTTACCCCTAGCTTGTTTGCCATCTCTGTGATGGCGCCGAATGGCTGTTTTGCAAAATATTCTTTCAGTGTCATAATCCTTCCAAAATGTTAACTTGAAAGTAGATTGTACTTTTTTATTAACGTGTGTACAATTCATTTTCCTACAAAACTACAGAGAATCAAAAATGACAGATGAAATGAAGCTGAAAGACAGTGATCAAGCCTACGCACCTGCGTCGGCGACTAGCGTACAAAGAACGTGGAAGCGTGCCTGCAACTGGACGCCTCCTTCAAAGGATCCTGACATCATTAAAAAGTGGCTGTACTACCAGTCCCTTTCGTTGTTGTCGGCTGAACAATTACAAATCACAAAGGAAGTGAAATGAAGACTCGTCAAGAATTAATTCTCGAATTTATGTTGGCTCTGGCGTCTGGCTTTTATGCAAGCGAGAGCCCTCCTGAAGTATCAGAGGATATTTATAAAGTTGCAGCTATTTTGGCTGATGAATATTTGAGCCATCAATGACCGAAGCCGAAAACCACCAATTAGAACTTGAACGGCTGCAGCAGCTTGACGAGACAAGGGCGCTTGATGAGGCACTTGCTCTCGCCACAGAAGAGGCAGAGAAGGAAAGAATGGAGCAGCTCGACGCGGCGATTGAACGTGCCAACTACGGGTTAGCGACAGAGGATGATTGGAACATCATTCGCTTTGAACACGGGATCACTTCTCGACCCGTTTTACACACAATCACAATAGGAAATGAAAATGTCACTAATAGCGAAAGCAAATGAAGGCGGCAGCTTTACCCCAGTCCCCGCAGGTATGCATTTGGCACGCTGCTACAAAATCGTGGATCTAGGCAGTCAGAAAAGCGAGTACATGGGTCAGGTGAAGATTCAGCACAAGGTCATGCTGCAGTTTGAGGTTTGGTCTGAGGATGAGCAGGGCAAGGCTACCGTGACTCAGAAGGGTGAGCCTCTGTCAATCAGCAAAAATTACACGCTGACATTGTCAGATAAGGCGTCGCTTCGCGCTGATCTGAAGACATGGCGTGGTCGTGACTTTACAGTTGATGAGCTGCGTGGCTTTGAGTTGAAGAACGTGCTCGGCGTCTGGGCGATGTTGTCAGTCACCCGTGACGCAGGTCGTGATGGTAAGGAGTACACCAACATCCAAGCAATCATGCCAGTGCCCTCGCATTTGAAGAAGGCAGGTCTGCCTGAGCCGCACAACACGCCTGCGATGTACTCGATCGAGGATCACGACGCTGCGATCTTTGAGACGCTGTCTGAGAACGTCAAGAAGAAGATCATGGCGAGCCCTGAGTTTCAATCACACGGTGCGATGGCACCATTTGCGACTTCCGCAGTTGTGGAAGATGATGACGACATTCCTTTTTAAAGTTTAACTTAGGATAATCTATGTTGATTGAAATCGATGTGCCTGCTCGAGTCTTTAATGCCCCCAAGGGCTATAAACGTCTGACCATCAATTTGCCTGTAGAGGTGCATACCAAATTGAAAATTGTTGCTGCGAAGCGAGAGTGTACCGTCACTGAAATTATTGAAAACCTTCTTAAAAAAGAATTGAAATTAAATTAATTAACATTTTTAATAGGAGAGCACAATGTTTTATTTTGGCAAAAACAAAGACGAGCGCTTGGATGTTCTTGAACAACGCGTAACCGCACTTGAGACTGCGCAGCATAAGCGTGGTTCAGAAGTTAATTTTATGATTGACAATTTATTTGTTGAACTTCGCAGGCTTGATGACGAGATGACGATTGCCAAGAACATTCTGATCACCCGCAAGCACGCGGAGATTAAGAAGAATGAGGATCCCTTGGTGAAGGTGGCTCCCCATGACGAGGTTAACTCCCTCGAAAAGCAACTTGTGGACGCTCGCAAGGAGCTTGCTGACGAGAAGTACAAGCTTTATTTGATGGAAAAGCAATTAAAGAACTGGCTCCGCAAGTACAAGAAGGATACGGGCAAAGATCCTATTCTCCGCAATCGTCGTAATCGCGTCGATCGTGAGAAGGAAGCCCAGATGGCTGAGTTGGCATTAACCATTCAAAAAGAAGGAGTTAAAGATGAACATCTACCTCGACCTTGAGACCATTCCCGCACAGAACCCCAGGGCGATCACCTCGCTGAGGCTTGAGGCGGAGAGGGAGAAGCTCGCGATTAAGGCGCCGTCGAATTACAAGGACGTCGCCAAGATTGAAGAGTACATCGCTGCCAAGCGTATCGAGATCGATGTCGACTTTGAACAACGGTATCGTAAGACGTCGTTTGATGGCGCCGTAGGGCAGATCGTTGTGGCGTCCTATGCAATCGACGATGACGATCCTGTGGTGATCTATGCGTCAGACTGGAAGGATAGTGAGCAGTTCATCCTGACGAGCTTGTATGAGAGCCTGCAGTCCGCTTACAACCCCAACAGTCAGATGCGACCAGTGTTCATCGGTCACAACATTGTGAACTTCGATCTGCGCTTCCTTTTGCAGCGCTCGATCGTCGTCGGTGTTAAGCCGCCAATGTTCATCCCTTTCAAGGCTAAGCCGTGGGATGACGTTGTGTTCGACACCATGACCGCTTGGGCAGGGGTAGGAAACCGCGTCAGCATGGCGAAGCTTTGCGAGGTCTTTGGGATCGACGCTAAGGGCTCTGAGGTCGACGGTGACATCGATGGCAGTAAGGTCTGGGATTATGTGCAGGCAGGTCGTATCGATGACGTGGCGACCTACTGCGTGCATGATGTCATCCGCACGCGCCAGATCTACAAACGTATCAACTTTTTGAAATAGGACGCGGTATGCTTACTAATGATCAAATCAAAGCAGTGTTTTTAGAGTGCGACAACAAAAGCCCTGACGGCATGTATGCGGATGATGTTGACGTCCTTGAGTTTGCAAGAAAACTTGAAGAATTTTTAGGGTTTGAGTCTGTTAAGCGTGAGCAAGCAAAGTGCATTAAGTTTGTGCGCTCGCTCAACGTCGAGGTGGCAAAGGCTCTGGAGGATTGGCTGAAATGGACAGACAGGAGTCAGTAGAGATGGAGCTCGACTGGGATGCCATCGAGCTTCAAGTGAAGCTGTACGATAGCGGGGATATAACTTCCCTCAGCCTTCGTGCAAAGATGCTCCAGAGCGCATTCAATGACGGCTTTGCACATTGCACGCGATTGCATGTCGAGGCTGCTAACACCGTCAATCTGATGTTTGTTCAGCCCGAGGGTAACGCGTAAAAAAACCCCCTAGTTATGAGCTAGGGGGCAAACGACCCTGAACGGTCGAGGAGATTATTTCATGCCCGGCATGTACGAAAAGTTGGCAGGGTTCCAGTCTTTGGGGATTAATTTACTTTTTTCGAGTTGATTCAGGATGGGGGGGCCAAACTTGTCGTACAGCATCAAAAGCCCCTCAACTCCGAGCGCCCCAAGCCCCGCGGGTATAGCGAGCTGAGGACGCATACTTGCTGCTGACAGCGCAGAACCTGCGCCAGAAAGTGCAGCGCCGATTGGATCCCCAGTACGCGATCGATGCAGCCCCTCATAACCCATGTCTAGCGCACCTGCACCAGATAAAGCGCCACCAAAAATTGGCAACGATTTCACAACACCATGTTTTGCGTAACCAAGCGCGTTTGGCATGTTTGCCTGCGCACCTAATAGCCTCTGCTGAGCAATCTCAACCTCTGGCGCCAATTTAACGGCTGCAGGAGACGACTTGCCGACGTGGGACAGGTATTGCTCCTCTAGCTTGTTAATCGTGTCCTGAAGGCTCGTTGTGCGCTTTTCTGCACTGTTGTAACCGTACCTTGCATTCTGCGCATCGACCGCACGTTGTACCTCGGCGCGTCGAGCTGCCTCGGATTGAACTCGTGCTTGTTCTGTGGCAGCTTCGGCTGCGGCGCGGTCTTGCGTCGTTGGCAGGGGAAGATTATCAGCGCCCATCAATTGATTCGGTCTGACAAAAACCTGACCGCCTGCGGTGGGCAAGTGCAACCCCGCGTCCAACATTTTTTGCGCATACGACATATCTGTGATGCCAAGCCGAGCCAGATCATCAAGCGTTTGTGCTCCTGCTGCGCGAGCTAATTTCATGTAATGCTCAAACTCGTGCTGCCCCATCGCTTTAGCAAGGGGCGAGACTGGAGCTTCTGCAGAAGTTTGAGCGCTCAGTGTTTGAGTTACGCTATCAGGCACCCCACTAACGGCGGTTGTGCTCAATGGAGCCAATCTAGGGGCTTTGACGCCGCCTAATTCAGCTAACCGTTGCAGGGCTATGCCGCGCTCCATCGAAGCCTCTGGGAGGTTCTGGATGGCTCGCTCTAACGCGTCGCGCAACACCTGCGCTTCCTGACCGTGCAAGGAGTGAGCGCCCTGCGTCTTGGCAAGCAACATTTGTAATTCTTGGCGGGCTCCCTCGGTGACCTGCCCCTGACGGGTGCCGAGCTGAAATTGGGGGAGGGGATCGATACCCATTCCGCGGGTTGAGGTTTGGAACTTCTGTGTCGGGTCGGGGCCAAACATCCCCTTGTCATACTTAAACGCTGCTCCCGCAGCACCGCCACCTAAGATCGCAGCGCCTTGCGCGACTTTGCTGCCAAAGCTTCTTGGCGGGAGCGGCTCAGCCTCCTTTGGAGGCGGCTCCGCCACTTTAGGCGCGGGCTCTGGATCCATGTAATCATTTGGATTGATCGCGTAAGGGTTGAATTTTTCTGTCATTTTATGCCTCTGGATTCAGCGCTACAGACCCGGCGCCTTTGACTGGATCAAGCGTATATTGTCATCAAACGCCTCTTCCGCCTTCATGTACGGCGATGTTGGCGAAGTAAAATAAGCCGCAGGATGTTTGCCAGTATATTGGCGGATCCCTTTGGATGCGTCACGCAAAAACTCTGTTTGAGCTCGCCGCATTTGCGCCCAATAAATCGTATTTGCAGCCAGATTGTTAGTTGATGCTGACGCAGCCTCAAACAATTGACGATCTGAATCTGTCGGATTTGTGCCTAGCACTTTACCGCTTTGCGCAATCGTGCTGATCAAGCCTGATTTGACAATCCTCTCAATTTCATTGAATGCAATTCGCTCTCGTTCGGTTAAATTAAAAGTTCGTATCATTTCCGCAACAGGTAATGACACGCTACCTAATCTGCCTGCGGCAATACCTTTTTCGCCGCCTGCGCCGAGCGCTTGCAATCCGCTCATGAATTTTCCCCAAACGGTCTCATTACTGCCTTCTAGTTTTTGCTGCAGAGCACCAACAACATTTTTGTATTCAGGCTTTGTCAAATACTTAATCAAATTTTCGTAGTCGCCCATCTGCGTACTCAATTCGTGTGGACGCATATTAATAAGCTCCGCTTTCTTGCCTGCGTATGCTTTGATTTCTTCTTCGTTCATCGACTTATAAATCAAATTCTCGTTCGCCACAGCGGCTTTGATCATTTCATTTCTAGTTTCAATCGGTAAGCTAGGATCAATTTTGAAGACCGTTCCGCTGAAGGGCAATCTGTACTCCGACGCTGAGATTTTCTCAACACCAAGCCTCATCGCGTCAGGATCTTGGGTAACCCCTGATGTTGAGCCCGAGGCGACTTTGAAATTATCCATAACATTGATTGGTTTGCCATCAGCCGTTTTCGCCTCGTAATGGACGTGTACGCCAGTAGCATTGCCAGTCTTGCCTGCGCCACCAAGAACTGTTGCGGCGTCAACTTTGTCGCCTACCTTTACATTGAGCTTATCAAAGTGCATGAGCGAGTGCAGGGTACCATCCTCGCCACGCACGGTGACCATGTTGCCTGCCTTACCGCCGTCGCCCGCGAAAACAACCTCACCTGCGACAGGCGTTGTGACTGGGGCGCCAAGCTTCATACCACCGAGGTCAATGCCCTTATGAGCCTCACCGTTACGCTCGCCCATTGGGCTTGTCAACGTCGCGCCATTTGCAATGGTAGAGAAGTCGTACTGACCTTCTGGCTTAGCTGAAGTCGTTCCTGTTGCAGGAGCGCCTGCCGCAGAAGGTGATGGTAATTTACCGCCATTCATCTTAATAAAATAATTGACAGCTTCTTCACCGAATTGTGAGTACAGCTTCGTCACGTCAACATTAAGCTTCGCAGCTTCCGTCATCGCCTTAAAACGATCAATGTCCATGCCCGCCGCGTTCTTGACAATCTCGGCAATTTTGGGGCTTAGCGTTGATAGGGCGGTATATAGCTCGGGCGTAAACTTGTTGCCGATACCAACCAGACCCTGACCAGACTGAAGCGCCTGTGCAGCTTTCTGGGGATCGCTCATGCCAATCGCGTTGGCTAATAAACCGAACGCCTTTGCTTGGTTGCCAAGCTCGTACTTTTGACCTGCGATCTGCGCACGCATCTGTGCGATCGGGAGAGCGCGAGCTTCTTGAGCTTCAACGTCTTGACCGACACCAGTAGCGACGTTGCCGAGGGCTTCGCCAAACGAACCAGTGCGACCCGGGTTAAAGAAGTTCCCCGCCGCCTTAAACAGATTAATGTTCTGCCTACCCTCGAGCGACTTCAGTTGCTCGCTCAGGGCGTCGGTGTATTCTTTTTGGGCTTGGGGGTCGATCCCCATCCCGAACGGTACCGCGGTGGCAAGTGCGCCTGCAGATGTAACCATGATTTATTCCTTTAAACTTTAGCCGCCTGCATAAGTGAAGACATCGCTTTCACTAGTGGGATCATAAATTTGAGACTGACCTAAACTGGTGGCATTGATACCGGGGGCATAAGTTGCGTTGTTCATTGCGGTGTTGTAATTATTTGCGAAGTCCGGCATATTTCTTGCCGCGTCAACACCACTTGTTGAATCGCTTCCGCTAAACAAATTACCTATTTTATTTCCTGCCCACGATCCGAACGGCGTTTGGCTGATGGCGCCGACAAGGGATCCGACGCCTGCGATTTGTGACAACGGGGAGGATTGATAGGCGCCGGGGATGGGGCCCGAGTACTGACTCGTCACCCCTGTCGGCACATTAATCCCTTGCATGAGACCTGCCTGCGCCTGAGCCATCTGCAGCGGGAACAGTTGTTCCGCCTGCTTAATCTGCTGCTGTTGCGTCCCAAGCGTGTTCAGGGCATTCACGTCACCCAACCCTAACTGCTGCGTGGTGTTGGCTAATTGACCACCGATCTGCGCAGAATTGTTCAGGTTCTGCTGACCCATCGACTGCAAATTGCCCGCGGTCTGACCGAGCTGACCGAACAGGTTTGCCTGATTCTGCGCGTTCGTCATCGCGTTGTTAAAGCCTGTATTCAAGGCACCAACCTGTTGAGCAGTGGTCTGTTGACCGTACTGACCCAAGGTGTTCGCGAGCGCCGCGGCACCGCGCTGAGAGCCGAATTGACCACTGCCAACAATCCCTGCGTTAGCCTGCGGCGCGACGTTGTTCATGATGTTCTGTTGAGCCAGATCACCGATTTGAGATACCACGTCTTTGACGTAGGGGTTCATGTAATTCTGGTAAGTGTTGTACGTCGGGTTCGCAGCCATATTCATATAAGGCTGAGCAGCGTTCAACGGACTAGCCGAATTGATCGACTTATCAAGCGCACCCGTCGCTGAGTTCAGCGTGGGCTTGTAATTACCGACGTTTTGATTCGCGAGGTCATAGGACTGCTGCTGCATCGGTTGGATGCCAACAAATTGTGCGTTTTGAGCCGCACTTTGACCTTGCTGTGCAGTGTTTTGCAAGTAGTCTGTGTACCAACTAGGCGCAGTCGTGTTCTGCGTCTGCATGGTGGTTACATCAGGTAAAGCGCCGCCTTGAGTGAGTGCCATGATTATTTCCTCTTCATTCCTTCCTTGATGTATTCAAGGGGTGATTTACTCTTTGGTGGGATTTCATCGACATCCGCTGATCGCTTATGCGCCCTGATTGATTCCCTCATTTTATCAAGGACTTTGGCTCCTGCGTCACTTGATCCATTGCCTAGTTGTGCAACCGTGTCAGCATCAAACACATACTCACCATCGGCGAGCATCGCAGGAATGTCATCACTCTGTCCATCGCCTCGACCCTTCACATAATGACCTGTGGCGCCTGTGATGAATTCAGGGATATGCTCTTGCCCGCCGTCCTTGAATCCCGCCAATTGACCGACGTCAAAGCTTGGGTTCAGCAGCTTCATTGCTTGTGCAGTTAATGCACCATAGTTGCCACCCATCGCGGTTTTATCAAACTCAGAATCATGCATCCGACCACCCTTTGCCTTATTGATGGCACCACCTTTTTTGGCGGTCAGGGGGGCACCATTGATCAACTGTTGACCATAGTTTGCCATCTGCATTGGCGAAGATGAGCCGTAGGTGAAGTAGTTAGCCGAAGGCTGTGCGGGCTGTTGATTGCTGCCAAAATTCACAGGCATTTGACCCCCACCGAGGTTCGATGGCGTCATGCCTGCCTGAGCTAATTGATTGTTCAGGTAAGGATCGAGATCCTTATAAAGCTTTGCTAATTCAGGATTTTGCATGATGGGCTTTTGCGCAACTATGTCTTGTTTGATGTGCGTTGGGTTAAGAAAAGTGTTCCACGCGCCGTTCTGACTCGCCGCCGCCGCCGTAGCGCCAACTCCTGCCGCAGCAGGTACGGCACCAGTTCCTGCCGCCGAAGGTACGGCACCAGTTCCTGCCGCCGAAGGTACGGCTCCTGATCCAAGAGCTCCTTTGGCTAAATTGGCGACCTGACGCGCACGGTTTGCGTATTTCAATGCATCAGAGGCAGTTAATTCGCCTTCAGTTCCTGAAAATCCTGCCGCGCCTGTGGCTTCCCCACCTAGACCCATTAATGCTTCGGTACCCAAAGAAGTTAGCTCACCAGTTGATGAGATCAATCCTGTGTTCACCGCCTGATCAAGCGTCATGCCAAGAGCGTCTGCCATATTGAATGCGCCCTCACCTGCTACACTAGCAGCGGCATCAGCGGCTGTGAACGCACCAATATCCCCACCTGCAACGCCTAAAGCTCCTGCCCCTTCCGCTGCGCCTGTACCTAGAGCTCCTAAAGCACCTGCACCACCTGCTGCCCCTGCTGCACCCTCAGCACCGATCATCAAAGGCATTAACTCTGGCGCAAGATAAGGAAACGCTGCCAGAGCAGCCATAATTGCAGTAGCTCTTAGTGCGTCAGAATATCCACCTGTATTTTTATTGGCTTGCGCTAGACCTGTAGCATATCCTTCAGGAGTTGCAGAGGCGTTGTTCCATGTCCAATCTGATGTTTGATCTGAGCCACCACGACTAACTTGTGGCCCTTCTTGAATTGTGCCGTAATTGGCAACGACTTTCCCCGTCTTAGGGTCAATGAACTGTGTCGGTACGCCCTCATAGGTATAGCCCCCCGGCGTGTAGCCCTGACCTTGGTAGTATGCCGCCCCACCTGTAAAGGCGCTATTGTCACCGGGTTTGTTTGCAAAGGGCATGTTGGCGGTTGCTGCAGACGTCACCATGTCGTTCTTCAAACTACTCATATCTTTACCTTTGTTTTGGTAAAGATTCTGCACTTGATTTACATATTCCGACGGCGCCTCACCGCCAAACAGTTTTGAATATGCGGCACTGATGTTCTCTGGCGTGATTGACAAAGATGGGTCGATAGTTTGTGGATCGTCTTGCGAGTCACTCATGCTGTTGCCTTTATATCCATAATACCCACTAGCGCTTGCGCCCAGTCTTGCCAGTCATCAAAACAACTTGCATCAGGTACTGCTGAATTGCCAAAATAACCAATCCCAGATACGCCATTTGCCCAATCCTGCCACTGCTCCTCGGGCACTGTGCCAAGTTGTTGCCCTGCAAAAAGCTCTGCCATCAATGGGCACCAAAAATTCCACTCCATACCCCGAGGGTCGTAGGTGACCATTACGGATTTCCTGTGCTGCGAACGTCACCCGCATCGGCAGAGACCAAAATATTGCCCGTCACATAGTTGCCGTTCACCACGTTTGACTCAAACCGCAAGCGCATCTCACGACGCTGCTCGCGCAGGTCAATTTTAAGTGTATTCGGGCTAAACACATAGGCAGGCGAGGTCACGTCAGTATCCGCCGCATAACCCTTACCTGTGACGTAACAGTTCATGTCGCCGCTTTGGATGAAGTCAGGCTCGATGCGCTCTAGGCGGATGTAGTTGTTGTTACCCTGAATGGTTTGCGCGAATTGGTTTGGGCCCCCCGTGACCCACCCTAAATTGTTTGTCTCAAAATAGCTTTGGATCGCCGTCTCTTGTGTGAGGTTGACCTGATTTGTGCCAGTCTCATGCTGCCACAGGATGGTCTTGCTCGCTGAGCTCAACTCGTTACCTGCCCATATCGGGAAGCGAAACACCTCGCTGAACGTGCCTGCCGAACGCCGAGCACCTAAGCCCTCACCCACGTCGTACCAGACCTTATCGCGTACGTTGTAGATCACCGCGTCGTTGCATTCTGTTGCGTCGCCCCTTGGATAAAACCACCAAATTTCGCCCCATCTAGGGATTTTACTAACCCATACTTTTTGACGCTGTGCGTAGTTTAGGTTGTCATAAAAGTGGTTCATGCACATGTCGTTTTTGAGCTCTTGAACCACGCCGTTGTAGGTCAAGAAGCGATCAACGCCGCACCAGTAATAGATGCCGTCATACTCGATGATGCTAGAGGACGAGAGTAAAGATGACTGGCAGGTGATCAGGTCATAGCGCCAGTATGTGGTGCTTGTGCCGACTGTTTGAGGTGCAAAACTTACCCGCACCAAACTATCAAGAGACCAGAACAGTCCGCTAGGTGATGTTGTACCACCGCGGATGGGCATGCCCTTGACGATCTTGGTAGTCGCCACGTTGTTCGCATTGGCGTCAGCGGCGACCCAGTTCTGATAATTCCCCGCGCTACTATTCTGAATCAGCCCATTGTTGCCGTAAACAAACAAATAGGGGTAGATGAGGCAGCACCCGCCACTCACGTTGATCTGATTATCAAAAGTCAGCGTCTGTGTACCCGTGGTGCCTGTGTAATTAGCGGACAGAACAATATTGGTGTTGCTACCGACAACCGTCGAGGTAAGCACCGTTGCGCCGACAGGGATGCCTGTGCCTGTAACTAGCTGACCTGAGTATACGAGCGCGTTTATACCTGTGATTACGCCGTTAGGTGAGCCGTTGACGAGCGCCACGGCGGCGGTGAACTGACCGACGGGGGACATCGCACCCCCGGGGAACGTGCCGTACAACACTGGAGTATTTACTGTGTTATCAATGTGAGCAAGATTTAAACCGGGGTGCGCGACGATCGTATCCACACCCCCATTCAAGTTATAGCCAATATCGAACTGCCACAGGTTTGAGGAGCTAGTTGAGAACCCACTGGTCATTGTGATGGGGTTTGGCCCCGCCCCGATCCCGTCATCATTATCCGTCGTCCAATACTGCATCCCTGCGTCGTAACCTGAATACACATACGTCAAACCGTTCAACGAACTAAGCGTCATGCCGCGGCTAATACTTGAGGCATTTTGAAATATACCCTTATAACCACCCATCTTACGCGGGCGCCCTCGTTGGAACCTCATCCATGACCCGTCGACGTAGCACGACGCGTCAAACAATGTACCGTCACGCTGAATGCCTGCAGCAATCTTGAGCGAGATTACCTTGGCGCTCATTAGAACGTACCTCCGCTGATTCCCGCGGGCACAAATAACCCAGAGGTTGTCAGTGTCAAGGCGTTGGCGCCGTTTAGCGCAAGTGCAAATTGATTGGTCGCAGGTTGATAGATACCTGTATTAGTATTGCCAGAAAAGTTAATCGACGGATTCGTTACTGAACCAACACCTACAGTCAGCGTTGTAATTGAGCCGCCAGAGGCTGAGCTTGAGTTGTATACGTTCGTTCCATCGCACACTACTGTAAGCGTCTGACCTTGCGGAACGGTAACATTCGCCGCACCTACAGATGACGTCTTAAATGTCAACGAGTAAGAGTTAGTCGTCTGGTTATTCAGGTAATAAATTTGAACAGTTGACGGTAATATAACAATCACGTTGCCAGTCAATGCACCGAAATACTCCTGCACGACGTTTGCGTACTCAACCGCTGTAAGCGTGTAGGTGCCTGTCGTGACGGTCTTGGCTAGTTGGGTATAGGCAAACGTGTTCGAGCGCCCATATGCGAACGTAGACCATCCTGTAGCGCCATTTGACACGATCACAAGAGATTCTGTAAGTTGCAGTTGTTGCGTGGCACTGCCGTCAATTGTATTCGTGCCTGACGGTGTCAAGGTAACTATGCCTGAACCGCCATTGCGGATCATCACAAACCAACCGTTCCCAACAGTCGTGGCGTTGGGAAGCGTAATCGTACCTACCCCAGATGACCAGACTAGGAACTGCGCTCGGTAAGTGTCGTTTAATACAACGCTTGAAAACAGTGCGCTTTCAGCATATTGTTGGTTAAGAGTTGTGGTGATTGCGGTTAAACCATATCCCGCCAAGGTCGCGGCGTTCGCCGCCGAAGTACCTGCACCGAATACCACAGTAGACCAAGTACCGTCATTTGTTGTGTTGCCTGTTAAGTAAATGTATTGAGCCACGCCCGAAGCGATGGACACGATTGTTGCGCCCGATGCGGTAGTGACCGTGAAAGTGTTAGAGCCGATATTGCGGATCAGCACGCTCTGACCTGTTGACACCTGTAGTGCCGAGGGCATGATTAGGTTCAGGCTAGTGGTTGTGGCGCTGACTTCGATGATCGAGGCGACGACGCTTGAGGTGTTGCCGTTGACGGGCCACTGCAACGTGGTGCTCACTGATAGCGTCAGCGACTCATAACCCACCTGCGAAGGTGAGAGTGTTTGTCCAGTGAATGGGTTGACGTAGGTTGTCATGTTTAGGTATCCATCGCCACGGCTGATCTGTCGCCAATGCGAGTAACATCCTCAGCCTTGAGCGCCTGCATTGCCATGTCATATTTCTGTTGAAAAATCTGACGAGCGTCATCCTTTAGGTAGATCACCGCTTGTAGAAGCGTGCCAAAAAGCATCGCGTTTGGAGCATTATTTGTGATCCAATTTGTTTGATTTTCTGAAGACAAAGGCTGAAGGCGTTCATAGTAAAGTACCTCAATTTGGTATGCCTGATCAGGCGCAGGGGCGACTAACCAATGGTCGTAGTCATAATCGCCGTAGTAAAGCGGCAAACCAGTATTGCCTTCATTGTTGTATGACTGCAGATACTCAAACTTGCGAAGGAAGACTGGGCTCTTTGTCGTACCGCTCGTGACAGTCATTGAAACTGTTTTACGCCATCGAGCAGGTTTCTGCAGAATCGGGTTGCTAACGCTTAAATTGGTTTGAACAACCTGAATTTGACCGAGCGTTTTAATCTGCTGTGCAATCTCAAATTCAGCAAGAGTTATAAACGTGGGGATCTGATCGACGACAGCGGCGTCATTACGCTCGAGATACTGCTCGACCGAGCTGACTAAGTTGTCGTAGGTGAGCGTGAATGAGGTGGTCATGGTAGATTGCCGCCGACTGCGTTAATCGTGCCAACGGGCGCCTGAGTGAAGACAGTCTCACCCTGCACGACGTGGTTGTGTGTCCAAGGAGACTCGTTGATCGGCCCGTAACAGGACGCGAGCTCCACCCCGTTTACGCGCTTTTCTTGACGGTCACAAATGTACGACCACATATTGCTCATGCCGTTTTCTTTGGTCAGTTTGAAACTGTTAAACGCAGCAGGCATGACCTCCCACGTCGGCGCCTGTGGGTAAGCCGAGACAGGTGGGATGCCGAACAGACTCCATACCTTGCCTTTCGGTGCGTTACAACTGCCCATCATGTCAAGGTCGGCGATCGCCATGCCTGTCAAGATAGGGCAAACCGCCACGCCCTGCGCAAAGGGCTTGCCGTTGATGAGCATGGTCTTACCAGTAGGCGTGGCGCCAGAGGCTGCGCATAGCGCGTACTGACCCGTGCAGGTGCCTAATGTCTGTGCTTGAATCGTGACAAATAGCGCTGATACCCAGAACAATACGACCGCGCTGACTAAAGCAAAAAGTGTTTTCATCACGCCACCATTGAGGATGCTTTCAGTTTAACTTCTGCCACACGATTAAGCCAACCATTACCGTATACGTCAAAAGAATCCAGACTGCGGTAAAACTTTTCTTTTTCTTGGCTAAACTTCTCAATTAACACGACAGGGTCAGCCGCCCAAACAGCCGACAAAGTGATCGCCCCAAGCCCACCATCGGCAGTTACACCTACGGCAGTTTGAAGGAGCTTAATCGACCGCTGCGAGCCCGCATTGACCCCCATATCAAAGCAGAGGTAGTCAATGCCGTTTGGCAGCTTATCGCCCTGCACAACGTCCCAATACTTCTTTTTGTACAGCGGTTCAACATCCGCAGCGGTTAGCTTGCGCATATCGTCGTGCGTGACCTGATGCCCAACGTGCGCTTCCCAGTTGTATTGCGTCACGCCAAGCATGGTCGAGCCTTTGCGCCCGTCTGGTAGCTTGTTGCCGTTGTCATGCTCGTCATCAGTAAACCCGCCTTCGCTTTTGAGCATCTGTTCAAATGCTTTTTGCCAGTTGTGTTTCATTTTTTCTGCGAGTAAAAAAGTGTGCGATCGCCAAAGAGATAAAACCCAACGGCGCTTGCAAAATTGTTGACAGCAGGATTTTCTTGCCCTGTTAGCATCATGAACGACCAAGTACCCAACACAATAGCCCCGACAGCAGGACGCATGAGCCTAACCACCGCTTCCACCCACGGGTATGTTGCACCGCCCGCCCCTGCGTTGTTCATCGCTTGGAACATGGCTAGGTCGGTGTTCCGCATCTGTGCGTATTCGGCAATGTTGGTCGGCTTGTAGACATCGGTCTGGATGAACCTGCCGATTAGGCTCTTGCCAAGGTCTACGGCGAGTGGCCCAAGCGCTGCGAGGATGGTTAACGGATCCATTATTTGTCTACCTTTGATTCAAGTTTATCGAACAAGCGGTCGAGCAGCATCTCAACGCGGTCAAAGCGTTTGTCCATCTCGGACTTGAGCGTATCCATTTCAGACTTTTTGACGTACGAATCACTAACGTGCAACTTTAAATTAGAAATGTCGGTCTTGAGTTCTTTTACAGAATCCCAAAGCTGTCGGCAAAACCATCCACCGATTGCAAATACCAATCCTATTGCCGCATTGATGACGTTCTGCCAATCCATGACTACTCCTCTTTTGGAACGTCAGCACCGCCACCCGCGTTGCCTGCGCCGCCGTTGGTTATTTTTGCCACCTCGGTTTGCACCGCATTGATCAGTTGAAACACCTCGGCATAGGGGCGCTGAGCGAGGTAATTCAAAATGTTTTGGATGAGTTCGGTTGAGAGGTTCATAGTTATCAAGCGTTATAAGTTGAGGATGAAAGGAAAGTGTGGATCGTGTAGCCACCCACAGATGTAACCGTGCCGCCTGTGCCACGCTGTGAACCAAGGTAACTGATAACTACAATGCCAGAGCCGCCATTGCCGCCTGCGCTTGGAACTGACCGCCCACCACCACCACCGCCTCCAGTATTAACAGAACCTGCGGTTGCATTTGAAGCGCTATTGCTCCCTGCGCCGCCGCCACCTGCGCCTCCTGTGCCACCACTTACAGTCCCACTGCCACCTCCGCCGCCGCCATAATTTACGGCAGCACCAGATATTGAGCTAGACGCACCTGCTCCTCCAACACCGCCTGCACCAGTTGCTCCGTTACCATTACCGCCTATTGCGGTTGCACCACCCCCACCACCACCCGCAGCATAAGTGCCATTAATTCCTGTGCCACCTGCGTTACCTTGTCCTGACGTTCCTGTTCCTGATGCTGTATAAGTAACATAAGCCCCGCCACCACCCGAACCACCATTACTTGCAGCACCACCAGTAGAAGCACCGCCACCGCCGCCCAAAGCAGTATTAATAGTTGAAATTACAGAATTTGAACCGGACGTACCCGCAGCGCCCGGAGCAGTGCCTCCAGCGCCGCCCGAACCAATTGTGACCGAGTATGAAGTTCCGCTTGATAAATTTGCAGTTGCAGATAAAAGACCGCCTGCCCCCCCACCGCCGCCATTATCGTATGCACCACCTCCACCACCACCCGCAACCACTAGGTAATTGACCGAATACCCCGCAGGTTGGCTAAATTGCAGCCACGATGACGTAGTAGTGTCATACCACTCAGGATTGCTCGTTGTGGAGTTTTGGCGAATCATGCCAGACGCAGGGACAGTAGGGCGTTGCGCCGTTGTGCCAACAGGCAGTTTTAAATAGTCTGTACCTTGTACGTCGAGAGCCATGATCTGTCCTTTAAGCTACAGCTAATTCTTTCCACGAAGTCGTGGCTTCGTCCCACTCATACGCTTTGCCGTCAGCAGGCATAGCGACAGGCGCTTCCCACAAAAAAGTCAGTGGGCTTAGTACCCATGATGCGTAGGGCTGCGGTGCGTAGAAAACGTCTGCTAAGGCGTCGTAGTGATAACCAATGCCTGCGTAGTTGCCACGCAATGGGCGACCTTCTGGGTGCTGATTACCGTGCGTGTTGTATGAGGTTTGAATCCAAGCGCCGGGGCTTGAGTCAACGAATGTCGTGAAGAATTCCGGTTCAGCAACAATCACTTGAACCACTTTTGAATCAACTACTTTTGCAAAATGACCCATAATGGTCTCCTTAATTAAGCGTTATATGTGCTTGAAGCTG